GAAGGCGAAGGCGAAGGCGAAGGCGAAGGCGAAGGCGAAGGCGAAGGCGAAGGCGAAGGCGAAGGCGAAGGCGAAGAATTAGAGTTAGAAGTAATCACACTGTGTGGTAAAAATTATTACAAAGATACTGAAGATACAGTATATGAATTCTTGGAGAATGGTGATTTGGGGGATGAATTGGGAACATTGCAGGAAATGAAACAAAAACTTCGTTCTCCCTAAAACATGAATGCCATTCTATTCATTCATCACTGGCATCGAACCGCGGCTCCCCATAATTGTCTTCGTCGTTGTAATCTTCATCGTACAACGTATTGGCATAGTCATTGTCGTTGTCCATTGGTTCCATCTGTTGGCGTTTTTCAAGAAAATCCGGGTCTTTGTAAAAATTGGGGTCCACATAATAACTCCCCAATTTCAAATGACGCATTAATTTATCGACCCTTTGTTCCTCATTGTTCAAATTGCCGATTCTCTCAATTACATTCGTTTTTTCACGTTCTCTCGATTTGAACACCTCATTGTGAATGTCGTTGTACGTATAGTGGTGAGGTACGTAATTCAAGGATTGTATAAATAAAATATTTTGCAAATATTCCACCAACAACGTTTTGTTGTTGCTGTCCATATTTTGAATGATTTCTATCATTTTATGCAGCACAGACAACCATATATATTTCAAAAAAAAGTGTTCCTCCACGACATTCAAACCATTTTTTCTGAGTTCGGGAATCGCATCCACCCAATCGATATAACTATAGAGAGAAGAGACTTCTTCCACTTCTAACAATTCTTTCAATGGCGTTTGTTCGGGATTCAAAAATGCGTTCAACCCATTGTAGTATTGGTTCAATTTGGTTTTCAATCTCTCCGCATGAGAAGAAGAAAATCCCCAATGTCGCGAAACGTTGCGCTGGATGGGTTGACTATACAACACTTGATTGGTAAAACATTTCAGCATTTCGTATAGTGAATTTTTGACAAACGAGTACATGCTTTTAGGTTCTCTCTCCACTTTGTTTATTTGCTCAAGAAAATCCAGCGCCGAGGAGGATGGTTTCCCCTTGTACGATTGAAGAACATCCTTTATTGTCGCCAGCATTGGTTCGGTGTGGTTTACAATTATGTCAATCCATTGACGTTGCAATTCATTGTCGTCGCTTCCATGCAACATTCTATTCAAAAGTTCGGAAATGGGTTGCGCTATATATTTGTACTCGTTTTCGGTATTTTGTTGATTGAGCCGTTCCAGGCGTTCGAGAAATTTGTATTGTGGTTTTCGGAATGGTGCAATCCGGTTTTTTTTATTGACGCGAAACAACAATTCCCGCAATTGCTGTGGTGTTTCGTATTGAATTCCGGCGTCTTCTAGACGTTTTATTTTTTGTTCCCAGGATTCTTCTTTTTTGTACTGTTCCGGACGTGCAGCACACAGGTCCGACCATTCGGGGTCGGGTTTGCCATTGTAATCGTAACCACAATAATGAATGTAGGCCTTGTAAATAGTTTCTCGTTTTATGTCGGTCCATATTTTTTCTCCCGTGGTAGAAACAGTAGAAGTAGACCCGTGTCCATGGAAACCAATGAATGGCGAATGATACTTTTGGTTCATCTCCATCAATAGTTTGTCATTCTGTTGTATTCGTTTCAAATCGGCAGTAATGAATGTGTCACGCGTTGCAAAAAAAGTCAATGGATGAGTTTCCGTTTCATGACAACACACACCGGGCAACAATAAACTGGTGTCATTGGAGTTGTCTACAATGCGTTGTATTTTCTCTACGATTCCGTAACCACACGTGACGTTTTTGCTCTTCAATTGTTCGGCGGTTTGGGTGGACGTTACCGCAATGAATTTTTCGCGAGAGATTTTACTTTCGACCGTGAATGGAACCAACGGTGGCAGAAATGTGCTCCATCGATTGGCAACAATGGTTTTCAGGGGTGATTCTTGTTCCAACAACAAATATTGTCGTTTTTTCTTGTACGCGTCCAACAAAACAACATCGTCTTCCAAGACAATGCCCAACACTTGGACTATCAATTTGGTCATTCTTTCGGCCTGAAAGGGACGTGCAATGGATTTCCATATTTCGGCAGTATCTCCTTGATTGGCATACTTGACGAGAAAACACGAGAGGAATGAAATACCACTGACGTCGTTTTTATCATTACTCATAGGGAAACCACCATAGGAATACGTACAACCGGGTATTGTCATTTTGGGACGAATGGACGGTACAGCCGTTTGCACGGCGACCAAAAACATGGCGGCGGCAACGACAACAATGTTGCGGTCCATGTAATGTTGGTAGGAAAATCCGGCGACTTCTTTGCGTACTTGTTTGCCCTTGTCTTGCAATTCCTTCAAATGCTTCTGTTCCTTTTTGAATTGTCCCCGGTCCATGAAGAAAATAGTGTTGGGTTCGCAATTGTCACCTTGGCACAAAATACGCATACTTTGGGCCATCACCATTTTCTCTATTTCTTCGTTGTCATCCATCAACCCCAAACGCTGTTTCAAAACGCGAAATACGTGGAAAACCTTTTCGGCCGTGGGATGTTCAAACGTTTTGGTTTCCACCCCCTCCAACGCATTTTCCGTCTCGAGAATGGAATGCGTGTGTATTTTGAATCCGTTTTCATCGTATTCGTCTTCCACGACGCGGTCGAGTTGTTTGAGTACATAATTGGTGTGCATGTCTACGATAGCGTCTCCATCGCCACTTTTTACTCCGATTTCTCCAATCAATCGATTCAATGTTTCGGTATAAGTCCCATTCGAAAAAGAAACGGCCAGTTCATACAAAGAACGCGGAAACAGTGGTACGGAGGTTTCTTTGCAATATCCCCAATGTCCTTGCTCGTTTTCCTCCTTCAACGCATCGCGGCAAAATTTATTGAAAAACCGCACAATGTAATATTGCCGCATAGGGAAATCCGGTTCGGACAATATTTTTTGCCGCAAATCAATATAAGGGGATTCCACACCGGGGGTTGCAGTAGTAGGCAAGATGTGTTCGTTGAAGAGGCGCCGTTGTCGTGTAGCATTTTCCATTTCTATGGTGGTTTTCCAGGTCATGGTACGGAGGAGGGTCTTGATAGTACGCAAGAGATTGCGCGACATGTCTTCCATGGTCACCATGACCGACCGTTTGATTTCAAACGGCGACGGAAGTGCTGCCGAGATGGGTTTCCCGCGACGATTGTATTGGTCCATCAATTCTTCTATGATGTCCTTGTCCAAATCACCTATTTTTACCCAAGAACCGTCTCGTGACCATTGGTAAAACACTTTGGTTTTTTTGTCTACGACCACGGCATAATCCCCCGGGGCCACCAATTTGTGACCACGCAACCAGGCGTCTACGATTTCGTTGGCGCGTTCCATGTCCGGTACTTTTTCAATGTCCATGAGAGATTGCAACAAATAGTTGCGGAATTCAATGGGATTGTATTGATTTTGCAGGGGTTCGTATTTTTCGCGATACCAATTGTAAGGCGTATCGTCCAAATCCGCGTCGTACACCATTTCCTTCTTTCGGTCGCGGTTCAAGGCGTCTTCGCTAGTATAGTGTTTGGCGAGATGCCGTGTATACCGAGGCTCGACCGTTTCATTTTCTATGTTGGGTGTGGATGAACTGTTGACCATTTGTTCTGGTGTGGCGAGATAATACAACAAATATTGAATCATCATAGACAACAATTCACTTTGGTCCAGAGCGGAAATACGCAACAAGGATTCTCCCGTTGTCATTGCGTTGTCAATGCGATAGTAATCATTCATGTAACCAATGAATGCGGCCCGTATTTCGCGGTCTTCCGTTTGCAAAATGGTTTGAATAATTGCATTCTCTCTGGTCGCCGTTGTGGCAACCATCGCATTGAGTTGTTGTTGCTGGAATCGGGTTTTTCCACGTGATTTAAGAATGGAATCGCACATGATTTGATTGCGAACCTTCAATTCCTGCCACAGTAGAAATCGAATGTCTTGGATGTCTATACTCGCGGATTCCAACTCATCGACGAGTTCCTTGATAGTACAGTTGCGGTGATTGGTTCGGTTCTGATTCAAAACATCATTCATCAAACTTGACAAGGACAGTCCCGCCAATTCCGCACTGGAATATTCTTTGGTGGTGGTGGGGGTGGGGTCCACGGGTACCAAACGTGACAAATGAACACGATGGGCAAGACGTGTCGTGGGTGTATCGATGCGTGCTCGAAATAGGTCAGCCGGAACTGTGAGAATTCCGCGAATGTGTACGGCATCTCTAGTGACGATGCGTTGCTTCAAAACAGGAAACACGGAAAAATTTGTTTTGTTCAGTTTGTTGGTTTGGGCCGTATTGGTTACGGTGGCGTTTTGAATCACCATATCCACATCGTGGTCCCATGTTGTGGTGGGAGGGGGCAATTCCGGTAAAAACGGCGAGAAATTGGAATGTATTCGTTTGACATAATTTTCATAGGGTACGTTTGTTTCCCAATGTTCATTCACATCGATTCTATTTTGTTCGGGCAGGTCGTCGGCCAAGGAACTCAAAATTACGTCCGACGGAGGGGATTCCAATGGTTCGTCGTCGGGGAAAAAATAAATTTTTTTGATTGGATGGATGATAGGGAATACCCAATTTTTCGAAACAAGGTCCTTTATTTCCAAGTATTCCTTGAATGGCCGTTTTTCTTTGACCCAACCATGTTCGTCCATGGAAAAAACACGTTCACGCAATTCCTTGTATTTGCCAATATTGCGATGCACCTGTTCAACCATTGACGGAGTTCGCAAACGTATGGGTACAGACATCAACCATTGGTCCACCAATTCGGCAATCTGATTATCAATTCCATATTTTTTATCCCTTTCTTGAATTTCTTCGTAAATGACCAATTCTTCTTCGTCCGTTTCTTCAATGTATATTTCTCGCAATTCCTGCTCATCGGTGGTCATCTCCCCGTCTCCGTTCTCGAGAGAAGCCTCTTTCTCTTTGTTGGGGGGAGAAGAGGGCATGGGTTCAATACGAAGAATATACTCCGGCAACCCTTTGTATCCAAAATCAATAAAAATGGATGGTTGTTCAGCCGCCTTGGGGGTCACTTCAATCATGTCTTCGACCAAATCCGCCACCACGCCATCCATAACAGTGCCATCAACAAATTCAATATGTATGTCAACCCCGGGTATCAACCCACGTTGACGAGAATAACCCTTTTCGAGAGAACGGTACAATATATTCCAACCATCGAAATCCTCTCCAACAATACCATCATACTCATCTATCAGCAACGTGATTGCTTCTCCCGTCATTCGGTCCAGAAGAACCATGCGTCGGTCGTCCAGATATTCCACGGAAAAAATGCGTTGATTCCATCGTGCTTGGTCGGACGACAATTGAATCATGTCACCCAATTCCACGGGAATCGCTTCCCTGCTATTATTACTACTACTACCCTTGGCGTCGTCGTCTTGCAATAATTCTTCTTCCCATTTGTTGTCCTTTTCTCTTTCCATTGTATCTATATTTTGTATATATTCTTATTATTTTGAGAGAGTCAATTCGTAATTTTCGCGGATTTCTCTCTTGTCTTTCAACAATTGGACCAACAATTGAGATTGTGTCGGTTCGGCAATGATGCTGGGCAACCATTTTTCTAAATATTTGAATGTCAAGTTCTCGTAATTCCGCTTTTTACATAAACGTATTACTCCCTCGCTCGTCGGAATCACCTCCAACGAACGGTCTTGCAATATTTTCGCGAGACGTTCATTCAAACCGTGTTTGGTGTCTCGCAATTGCCGCATCTGTTCGTTGCATTCTTGCATCTTGGTTTCGGCCGCAATCCATTGTCGCACCAATTCCTTGTATTCGGTGTCAGCGTTCATGGCGTCTAGTGGATATGTATTCTAGTGTGTGTCGACTGTATATCAATTTTTCAGTTCGTAAATACTCATTCTCAAGGAGTCCGTTCCTTGCAACCGTTTGACGCGTTCGGTGGCGCGAGATACAGCATTTGTATAGTGTTCGTCTTGCAACCCACGCATCAAAAAATCGACATATTTACGTATGGCTGGTCTTGTCGGTGGAAAACAAAACGAACCGTCAAACAGCCCGATGAACTCTCGCCAAAAATACAAAGCAACGGATTTCAAAACAAAATAAGAAAGTACCGGTGTATTTTCTCGGTAATGCTGATTCCCTCGTCTAAAATCATTCAAAGAAATATTGCAATGGGTCAACACTTTGGCGCATTGAAACAACGAATGGTCCACTTCTCGACGAATGGAAGAACGCGAAGATGTTACATTCGCCGCATGCATCCATATTTGAAACAAGACGGCCCAGGCATCACAGAAACTTTCATAGACCCGCAATTCCAAATGCGGCGACAACCCGGTCCACAACTCTCGCAAGAGAATCCGCGATGCCTCGTTGGCGTATGGACTGTGAGAAAAATCGAGCCCCAAATAATGGAAGGTTTCGTGTAGGAATGCTCGCAACCACTCTTCTTTTCGGTACACCACTATAGTGTTGTTGGTGGAAGTGTGAGGGCACGACGTCGTGTACGCCGTATTGGCGTGAATTCGGTCGATGGACTGCATGGGTGAATGAGGGAGACGTTTGACGTGATGAAACAAAAAAAACAAAACATGGAGCCCCGCCGTTGTACACATTGGCGGGGAATACGGCAGCACAAAATGTAGCCAGTGATGGACACAACGGATGATGTTGTCAATCGTCTCTTTGGTTTCTCGATGAATACAAACAATGGTCAATACAACTGGGACATTGAATATGGACCACTCTATAGTGTTGGCCACAGTGGTCGCCGAGATGCGCAACAATTCGTTGTGTAATGTTTCTGGAATGGAACTGTAAATGGAAGAAGAAATGGTGTGAAATGGTACTGTTTTTATAGGCACTATCGCGGATGGTTTATTTTGGCGCAAGAGTTTGATATAATAAGCATCCATTATATATATATATATATTTGCATAATGTCTCGACAGCGGAGTTGCTTGCACAATTTGCATCGAGCTTATGTACAACAATGTAAAGTCGATTTATTTCTACCCCCCCCACGTTCAGTAACGGCTGCGATGAACGGCTTAGATGGGATAACGGTGTCTTGGAGCCCGCCATTGGTGCTTCAAACGATTTCTAAATATACCGTTTCTATACAACAACATGGAAACACCTATGATGTTTTCGGAAATGTTACCTTTTTAAACATTTCAAATCTCACTATGCTTCAAAGTTATACTTTTTCGGTATACGCGGTTGATTCTTACGGAAACCGGTCCACTTCTGCTGTTTCGAACACGCTGTTTTTGGGAGCGCCCACATATTACTACAAATTTGACCAAGGCAGCGTAAATGGAAATCATCAAGTGCTGAATTATGCGACGGGCAATTACGATGCTTATGTATACGGCAATGACAATCCGATATCGAGTGACACTGTTATAGTCAACAATGGGTCGTTGCGGTTGGACGGCAACACTTTCGTGGTTATGAACAATACAGATGTTGTTGCTTCCACAGGTGTCACGATTGCCTCTTGGTTCAAATATGTTTCCGGAGGATGGTCACGACTATTCGATTTTGCGAATGGCCCCTCTAACAACAATATTTTGTATGCACCTGGGAATGGAACGTCATTGTTTTATGGAGGGATCCCGTCATTGTATGTGGATGTGTCTGGAAAAAATGACAATTCTTGGCATTATTTTACATGGACCATCGATACGTCGGGAAACTCCAATGTCTACATCGATGGGTTACTTGTTCAATACCGTGTCATTGCATATCCTGTTATAGTTGAACGACACAATAACTATATTGGAAGAAGCAATTGGGGGGGTGACCCTTTGGCTGTGGGGTATGTTGCCAATTTTATGGTCTTTCCTTATGCCCTGACTAGTTCACAAGTAACACAAATACAAAATACACCATTGCCCCTGTAATGTCATACTAAAATTGATATAATAATATGTAAAAGTCCGAGTGCGATTATATTTTGAAATAATTTTATATAATGTCCAAGTGCGATTATATTTCGAAATAATCAATATTTTATTGTTGGATTAATTTACTCAAACAATAAAACAAAACATCAAACATCAACACTATACAACGTTTCAAGCATTACTGGTGACCGGCTTCTCGTCCTTGATGAAGTGATGTTTCATGTATTTCTGGAGATTGAAATATGTCAATTCATCTTCGGGCGTCAAATTCAATAACTTCTTCAACTTCTCATCTGGAATGATTTTTCGTCCATTGGTCTTGTCTTGCAAATTATGGGCGTGAATATACTTGTTGATTTCCGAGCTTACTTGCGTGCGCGCAAGCAGAGTACCATGATTTATTCCCAGAAACGCTGCCAACTCATTGGTGATTCTCGTGGGCTTCACAAACCCTGAAGGCTTTCTCGATTCCGTGGATTTTTTCTTTAGTGAATTCTTTTTTTTCGCCAGGCGTTGATTCTTCTCCACCACTTTCGACAAGGCCTTGTATTCGGTCTTGAGGGCGTGCAACAAGGCAATCGCCTGTTGCAATTTAACCCCAAATTCCACGAATTTGGTGGTCAATGTACCTTGAGGGTTCTCAGTCGTAGGGAGGGGGGGGACAACTTCATTGTTGGGGACCACCGCTGGTGGTTCAACCACGACCTCTGGCGCAACAACCGGTTCGGTAGTTGTGGTCTCTACTACACTTTCGGAAGCAATCGGCAACGACGTTTTCGTCGTCTTTTTGGAATGCTTTTTGATGACGGACGATGGTTCCGTAGAAATTTGCGAGGAAGGAGGAGCAGGCGCAGCGGTTTTCAGGATTCTTACCATGAGGAAAGTATAAATTATACTTTGCATTTTCTTTATGTTATTTGAACGCAAATTGCATCACAACAGTTCTCGCAATGACATCAAAACAAGGTCCTTTTCGGGTGGGGTGGCGCGTATAAAATGCATCAACATTGCGGGTTTGGTCAATTTCAGTATTTTTTTCAATTCGGGGTTTTGGTCAAACTTGGCTCGAACCGCCATTTCTCGTTCCTGGACATCGCGCCCCCGAATCAAATCTTTGTCTAAAGTAGTTTCGGTATGAAACCCGAGGTCCGGACGAGCCTTCGTTTTCTTTCCGTTCATTGTTACCAATCCCGTTTTTTTCGCCACCGATTTTTTGGCCAATTCAATACTCATTGAAATATCTGTACCAGAATCTCTCGAAAATGCATGATAAATATCTGGAAACCCATTCTTAAATTGTGCACCCAACATATAATGCGTGACTGAATTCCATTGCCGGTTGTCGAGACGAAACAATCCATCGCTGCGTTCCCACGAATCGTCCAACATGCGTCGCCAATATTCTATAGTGTTCAATTCCGCGAATTGGCTGCGCAAATGACTGGGTATTTTTTCGCCAGGCCCCTTTCCAGGGGCATGTTTTCCTGGCGAGTGGTCATAAAACAAAAACACTACCTCCGGGTCGTACAATGCCACCGGTTCTTGGACCTCCTCCTCTCGTTGCGCGTCTTCGTCTTGCCCTAGATAACGATGCTTCCATTCTCGAAATTCCGGTATTTTCTCATATTCCCCGGAATTTTTCTCCATGCATTTTTTCAGGACCAATGTTTTGACGTCATACGGCAATTCGACAAACGTGAAAATGCATCTCTCCTTGTAGGACACCAATCTATAATGATTTCCGCTGTAAACGGCAATGATATAAAAATCCGGGGTCACGGTGGTATCGTTTGATGTCTCGCCACATTGCAAGACGTTGTCCAACGAATTGTCCTTGTATTCTTCTTCGCCGAGAATAATAAGTTTGAATTTGAGTTCCTTCTCCAAGACAGAAATAACCCAAGAATCCGCCCAAAAATTGCGCGTCATGATGTACGTTTGAAAATCCTCGAGATGTTTGATGTTTTTCATATAATCGAATTCGGCAAATACGGCGTCCTTCGCTTTGAATATTTTGACTTGTTCGTTGTATTCTTGTATGACCCCATTGAACACTTCAATGTCTTCCTTGGTGGCATTCGTTGGTGGATGCTTGGCCTGTTTCTTCAACGCAATGAGTTCGCGTTTTCTCTGTTCTCTCTCATTCGACATTTGAACAAAAATTTCGCGACGAAGTTCAAACAAGGATTGGGTCATTTTACTCGCCACGAGAGTTCGCAATGTTCCCACATCCGTTATTTTTCCAATGGTCGCGAATGCTTCCCGAACCACGGCAAACAAACAATCGCCGTTGTTTTCCACGTCTACAATTTCGTAAAATGAATTGTGCATGAATTTTTGCAACCACGTGTGTTTTCCCGAATCGACATATTCCGCCTTGATTCGTTGCGCGATTCGATGCGTCTCCTCGTCCAACAAGGCCGGTGGCGAGAAGCCACGTTTGGTACGGAAAACCCCCTTCTCTATGGTTTCTTCGATTTTCTCGACCAATTCCGTGGTCTCGCGCGGAAGCACTATTCGGAACAAATCGTCCTCGTCCTCGTTCCCCAACGGCATGTCTACTGTTGTTGCCGCTGCCGCAGGCCAATCGGGGGGAGGAACATCCGGCGTATGCGGCCCTAGGCGGACAATGTGATAGGTTTCGGGGCGAGAATTCAATTGTTTCAACATTTCGGCATTCACAAACGAATAAAACAAAACATTGTCCATTCTTTCTAAAGGTACATCTAAATTTGCACCCGATTGTTGGGGGTGAGGACCTAAAATATCTACCGCGTTTTCAATCGGTGTTTCTACAATACCCAAAGCTGTTTTGACCACAGGTATATCCTCACCAACACCATACAACCGGCAATAAAAGACTTCGTGTTTGTCGAACCGTGGTTTACCGAGAACGACGGCCACGGGGACATCTTCAATCCGCATTTCATATAGTGTTGTATTGTGCCCCACGTCGTATTCGTCCAATTCTTTCGATTCCTTGTATTCGATTTTGGGCAAAATATTAGATTGAACCATACTATATAATGGTTCAATATAATTCGTATTCAAATCAATTTTACACTAAATCAAGTCAATCAAATCACGAAATTTGAAAATGGCGCGATTCGAAAAACTATTGTAATCTTTGGATTTACTTTCACTGATGCGGGCGACCTCATCGTACATGGATTCCCATTCTTCCGGAAAGGAAGAGGCGAAAACACTATAGAAGTGATGAACGAACAGGCAAAAACATTCCGTCAATTCGTCTACGGCAAAGGTTCTATTTGCTTCATTCGCCCAAATGATGATTTGGGGCAACCATTGTTTGGCAACGGACCACAATTGACCCACAGGTAAAACATCTGCCAAAAACAAATGCAGCAAAAAATGCGTGGTCGATTTGCGCGTGTCGATGGTTTTGGTACATTCTATAGTGTGCTTTGTATCCAGAGTGTTCAATTCCACCAAATAGTCCTCCCACAATTGATGCAAACTGACGCGAAACTGGGGGTCGGTTTCAATCAACTCGGCATACAATTTGGCATTCAATTTGGCCAAGAAGGCATTGGAACGAGCCATGTCCAAGATAGTGGAAACGACGGTTTTGGTTTCAGCGGGCTCGGCAACAATGATGTCGACAATCATTTGTTTCAATTTGTCGTAATTTTTGTCCGCCAACTTGTTCATCAAAATGCGTATCTCGATTATGTGTTTGTCTATTGTGTGTTTCGTGAAATTCGTGCTTTTGAAAACTGGCTGTGGTGGTGTTTTCCAAGTTGTATGGTTGGTAGTGCGTTTCGACAATGTCTCGCCGCCATTTTTCTTATGGGCGGCGTTGTCTTCGTGGACTCCCAATTGGCGTTGCAATTCTTGGATGCAACGAATGGTTTCCACGGGCAAACTGTATTCCAGTCCGCGAAAAATAATGTTTTCGAAATACTCCAGCGAATACGTCGTCATACACCCTTACGCACGATGCGTTTATATGTATTACAAAATTAAAACCAAATACGTTATACATCATGTTTTCCATGTTTTGCACTGTAGATGAAACGAAACAACGGAACAAGGAAGAATTCCGGTTGCCCGTGTCTTATTTAGACGAGAATGTTCGGCATGACATACCACCGACGGTTTCGTCGGATTTGGAACTGACGGAACGCCAAGACCAAACCTCCTCCGTATATCAAACACTGTTTACACCGAATCATTCTCTAGGGAAACGCAATATACAATTGTGGAACAAGCAATTCACGAGTTTCATTCCCTTTTTGCGAGACTCACAAACCATTCTCTTGCAAGAACAAAACTATCAAGACCACAATGTGGAACGCATCGACCGTATTCTGCAACATTGGAGCAATCTCACCGATGACAACAGTGACATCTTGTCCAAGTATGGGTACATGGAATGGACTTGGTTTCAACAATTGAACGAATCGCCCGTTTATTTGCAAACAATTTCAATGAGTCAATTGATTTCACCCGCATTGACACTATTGTTGCCGATAATAATCCTATTTTTCCCGTTTGTTCTCTTGAAAATGAAGGGCATTGACATTTCAGTCGAAACTTATGTACAGACATTGAAATGGGTCGCCCAAAATCATTTTTTCGGGAAATTGTTGAATGTGGCCTCGGCAGAATTCAGCATGCACAATTTGATATATGCTATTCTCACAACTTGTATGTTTTTTTATTCCCTGTATTCCAATGTTATTCTGTGCCAACACTTTTATCACAACATGAAACAATTGAACAATGACCTCGTGGATTTGCAAATGTATCTCCAGACCACCATAGACAACATGAATTCCTTTGTCGACAACAACACCGACAAAACAACGTTTCGCGAATTCAATCAAACGACCTTGAAACATTGTCGACGGTTGCGAGAATTCGCCGCGACCTTGACTCCCTTGAAGGAGTTCTCGGTATCCATAGAGAAGCTCATGTCTCTCGGTACAATGTTGAAAATCTATTACCAAATATACAACAACCGAGAATTGCAAGAAAGCATCGAATACAGTTTTGGGTTTGAAGGATACTTGGACAATTTACGCGGTGTGAAACAACAATTGGCCGCGAAACGTATTGTCGCGGCGGAATTTTGCGAGACATCAAACAACAGCGTATTTCGCGACCAATCGTATCCATTGATTCCGGATGGAACGATTGCGGTAAAAAACACGGTGAATATGAAAAAAAACATAATATTGACTGGACCAAACGCGTCGGGAAAAACTACAATTTTAAAAACAACGCTCATCAATATCGTTGTCTCCCAACAAGTCGGCGCGGGGTTTTACACATCTGCGAGATTCCGGCCGTACACGCACGTTCATTCGTATTTGAATATACCGGATTCGTCGGGGCGAGACAGTTTGTTCCAAGCCGAATCGCGCCGGTGCAAGGAAATACTGGAACAGGTCGAACAAGGCGAACCAAATCATCATCATTTCTGTATTTTCGACGAATTGTATTCGGGAACGAATTACAAGGAGGCGACGCAAGCAGCGATTTCCTTTTTGAACTACATGACCAAATTCAAACATGTCGATTTTATTTTGACTACTCACTACAGAAAAATCTGCAAAAAGTCGCCACGAATAGACAATTACAAAATGGACGTCATTGAACACTGCAACGACACGGAACCCAAAGTCAAACATTTAGAATATACATTCAAGATGAAACGAGGCATTTCGAGAGTCGAGGGAGGCATTCAGATTTTGAGAGAAATGAATTACCCCGACGAAATATTGCGTTCCATTCAGTAAACGAACACGTCAACCAATATTTTTCGCAAATCACTATATAAATGAATTTGAAACGATTGCTGAATACACAAATAGGCGTCATTTTCATTTCTATAATGTTGGGTTTCGGGGTGGCTTGTTTGTTTAGGAAAGTTTGCGTGGACGAACATTGCATCGAATTCAAAGGTGCGGTGATTGACATGATACACGACAAAATCTACGAACATGACAACAAATGTTTCCAATACAAGGCCAAATCGGTAAAATGCAACCCGGTAAAGACAATCGTAGACGTCAGTGACCCCATTTCTATAGATTAAAATCTCCGTAAAAATATATATAGCAGTATGAGGGGGGGAGGAAGTTTTTTTAATCATTTAAGCCAACGGTTAAGCCATCATAATATGAGGGGAGGAAGTGATGATTATTTAAACAAACCACAACTAGATGAAAATAAAGTAGGAGACACTTCAAATCAAATGGGTTCAACCAAACGATTTCGTTGTAAAAATGGTTATAACCAACGTCCGCCGAAATCGAAAAAATGCAAAACCATTCGACGCAAAAAGTGCAAAAATGGTTGGAGACGAAATCCTCAAACCAAGCGTTGCCGCAAGAGAAAAACGTCGAAAGTCGCGACGGAAAATTTGCTCGAAACGATATCACCATCTTACCAAAATTTAACGATGAATGAGAGATTGCGTGTTTAGTGTTGAACAGGAATATAATGAATAAGTGATGTATTTACGGGACAAGGAACTTGTTTTTCATGGAATTGAAAACAGTGTCCCGTTTTGTCTCTATATTGTAATATTTCAACGTTTTCCGGTGTAGGATAAACATATATTTTGCGGGTGTTGGGCATGATGACATACATGACAAAAATCCCAATCGCCAAACTCACTAAAAATACCGAAATGTTTATATACTTGGAAATCATTGTTTTTATTACAATATAGAGAGAGGAAAAACCAAATTCAATGGGGCAACTGTCGCCGCGTTGTTCGTGGTCGTCGCCGCGTTATATGGTTGCCCCACGGCTCATATTTTAAAAACAACCATTGGTACTCTTTGGAAGTGACATTCTTATTTTTCACGAGTATGCGGTATTTTTTTTTTCGTTTCAAGAGAATATTTTGTTTTCGCAAAGGAACACCATAGCATTTCAACGAAAAACGCTTCCAAATACCAGTATTGTCTCTACCATTCAAATATTTATCCATCAAGAATGAAATGATGCCATACAAATGTTCGGTTTGATAGGATGGATATCGCTCCAAATAATAAAAATAATAAAAATACAGCATCATAGTTTCAATGCTACCAATTCGTATCGTGCGATGGGCCAATTGGACGTCTGGATTGGGGGGGTCCTCCTTAGTAAAACCGTGGAATTCGATTTCGTTGTAACTCGCCGCAGAATCGGGAAACCAAAGTGTGACCAGTCGTTTTTTATTGACTGAAATTTCTAAATTCCTGAATCGTGGGTCATTCGTTTCCGGTGTCTTGAATTCCGCGGTAACATTTGTCGCACCGAGTTCGTTCAATCGTTGTACAACACGACGAGACACCAGCGAAATATTTTCGCACAACACATCCAATTCGCTGGGTATCCTTTTTTTTTTGGTAAAAAAATAAAAATAAACGAATTCTCCCAAAAACACGACATTGTGGTCAATCAATACGCTCATCAACGATGGAATGTATGTCTGTTTCGCGTCCTCGGGCACAATGACTTGGGACGCGTGGTATTTCAAGGTGTAATAATGATTCAGGAGTTGAAACCGCAAAAAGACCTTTTCCAGTCGTGTGGGGTCATTGAGAGGATGCGACAATTCATACAACATATTCATTCTCAATAAATTCGGCGAACTGTATGCAATGCCATCTATCGTGATGGATTCACGCCGCAACATTTCAAACAAATGCGGGGACAAAAAAGTAATGTCGGCGATAAGTATAAAATTCACATATACTTTGAATGTTCCTTCGTGGACCCCCGTCGAGGCCGTGGTTTCTACACGAAACTTGTTGTAATACAAATCCGCCAATTCTTTGGCGTGCTCCATGGGTGTGGTGGAATATACATCGTAATCGGGAATATCATTTTTGTCGTAGAATTGAAGTTCATCCGGCAGAATATTGTTGATTGCCGAACCACCATAACATATCATGGAATGAGTGCGAATGAAATCTTCCAAGGTTTTCACATACAAACGCACTTCGTCCGTGTTCTGTTCAATCATAATCTTTTGTTTGGATTCTTCAATCGCTTCATTCAACCATTTCAATGCACATGGTTCAACGCCCATCGAATTTTGGCAATATTGTTTATTCTCTTCATTCATATCGCTACCAACACGTATATAATATACATACATAAAATACAAAACAAATCAACCATTCAATTGGTTTTCCAAGAAGTATTGCATTCCACGCATATATACGCGTATTTCAAATTGGCGTCGTCGTATCTCATGTAGACAATCTCGGCGAGTTTTTTTTTTCCTGGTTGATTCGTTTTGCATTCGGGATTGATGCATTCACCCGCAATTCTCGGCAAAGTGGGGTCGTATTTGGTGTAGTCATGAATCGTATAATTGTACATTTGCTTTCCATGTGCATTGTTGGTTTTCAAGTCGCAATAATTCTCCGTGCAATTGTCCCGAAATCCACAATTGCGGCAATAATACACCAATTTGTTTTCATTTTCTTCCGGAATGGAAATATAATAGTAATTGTCGCACTTTTCGCAGAATTTCATTTCTATAATGTTTTATACGAAATATAATTGCACATTTTAATATCAATTTTGGCCATACCACAAAATTGAAATTACGAAAATCAAATAAATATATCTTAACACACTCTATAGATTCATGCAACACGAATGGAAAACATTTTTGAAAGAACATTATAGTGAAACTGACAACATTACAAATACACGCATCGGGAAAAAGGAATTGAATGTCAATGGTGGTAAATACTTCATTCCAGACACCGAATACAAACGATTCCTAGAATTGCACAATCAAGCCATATCCTCTGGTGACAACGAATACATGACGGAAAAACAATTGAAAGACAAAGGCCCCCTGTTGGTCGACATTGATTTGCAATTTCAAAGTTCCATGCGCGAACGATGGTACACGGAAAACCATGTACTCGATTTGTGGGATTTGTATCTCGGAGAATTGAAACAGATCTATGCGTTTGATGATGCAACTGAATTTTACATTTATATTTTTGAGAAACCGTCACCGGTGTGGGTCAAAGAGAAGGATATAGTGAAGGATGGCATTCACATCATCATAGGGTTACAAATGGAACGTGCGGCGCAAGAATATTTGCGCGAACGTATTCTGTCCAAATTGCCGGAAGTGTGGAGCGATTGTCCGAAGACAAATACGTGGGATATGGTGGTTGACAAAAGTATTTCTTCTGGCTCGACCAATTGGCAAGTGTATGGTTCCAGAAAACCGGGGTTCCAACCGTATCGATGGACGTTCATGTATCGCATTCAGTTCGATACCAACGACCAAGAATTCACAATAGAAAATATGGGCATTCCGGCGTCGTTGGATACCGAACAATTGTATCGATTGTCGGCGAGATGCAAAGACCATCCCGAATATTCGTACAAAGAATCGTTTCGTGGATTGGATGGGTATCGTAAAAATACTATCCATAAAAAACCGGCGCCCGCGTCAGTGGGAGTGCTGACGAGAAGTGGGAGAGTCGACCCGGCCTGGTTGCAAATGACCAATGTAAACGCAATTCAACATGCATACAACGAATTTTACGAGCAAATCAATCCGATGGATTATATGTTGATTGAAACGTGTCAATACACCATGGCGTTGCCGGAAAAATATTATACGGAATATGGTTTGTGGTTGAAAGTGGGATGGGCGTTGTGCAACATTGACCCAGCACTGTTTATTTTGTGGTTGGTATTCAGTTCCCAATGGTCCAAGTTTTCTTGTGCATACATTGGCGATTTGTACCAACGATGGATGACATTCAATGTGAATGACCCCGACGGATTGACACGACGTTCTATAATGCATTGGGTAAAATGTGACAATTATACGGAATATCTGCGAATACGTAAATCCAGTGTTGAATATTACATCAATGAATCTTTGGTACATCCCAAATGTGGGGATGTGGACATTGCACGCGTATTGTATGAATTTTACAAAGACGAGTTTGTGTGTGCAAGTATAAGTGGAAACATTTGGTATCGTTATCACAACCATCGCTGGGAACCCAACGAACGGGGAACAACGTTGCGTAAAAACATTTCGTCCGGCTTGCGCAGTTTGTACATTGAATTGTTGCGTCAAAAACGAATCCAGGCCGACCAAGAACAACGCGAGGGAAACAAGGAAGAAGCGGACAAGAAAAACATATTTTGTGATAAATTGCAAGAAGTCATCAAAAAATTAGGTCAAACGAACGACAAAAACCACATCATGACAGAAGCGGCAGAATTGTTCCATGACGCCACATTCATGGAAAAATTGGACGAGAATCCCGACCTATTATGCTTCAACAATGGCGTTTACGATTTCAAAGAAAATGTATTTCGCCCCGGACGTCCCGAAGACTTCATTTCCAAAACCACCAAGAACAACTACATCCCTAGCAACGAATTCAATGAAACGCAAAAACAAACAGTGGAAGAAATACAAACATTCATGCGCGAATTGTTCCCCATCAAGGAAATCCATACATACATGTGGGAACATCTTGCATCCACCTTGTTGGGCAATTCCGCCGTACAAACGTTCAATATGTATACCGGAAAAGGACAAAACGGCAAATCGGTGTTGACTAAATTCATGGGTATGGTGCTTGGTGAATACAAGGGCGATGTCCCCATTTCACTCATCACGGAAAAACGTGTCTCGGTGGGTGGTGTCAGTCCCGAAATTGTGAATCTCAAAGGTATACGCTACGCAGTCATGCAGGAACCATCCAAAGGCCAGCGAATGAATGAAGGCATGATGAAACAATTGACGAGTGGTCAAGATATATTGACCGGAAGAGCACCATACATGACCAAAATGATTAATTTTGTTCCGCAATTCAAATTGGTATTGTGTCAAAATGAGATGCCCTTGGAAATACAAAGTCGCGACTACGGAACGCGCCGACGCATCCGCATAGTGGATTTCATTTCGTTGTTTACAGAATCGCCGGTAGAAGGCGACATTGAAAAACCATATCAATACAAAATCAATACAGAATTGGACAAAAAGTTTGCCGTATGGAAGGAAATATTCTTGTCTATGTTGGTCGATATAGCCAAAATCACCAAAGGACGCGTCAAGGATTGCGCGCGGGTGTTGGCGTCTAGCAACGAGTACATGAACGAATTGGATTACATTAATACATTCATGGACGAATTTGTTCAAGCGGACCCCCACGGCAAAATCGACAAGAAAGATTTGAATTATACCTTCAACAAATGGTTCAACCAATTGTATGGTGACAAAGGCTGCCCACCCATGAAAGAATTGTACGCGCGGTTCAACAACAAATACGGGAAGACGCTGGCTTCCCAACCATGGAGAGGCATCAAATTGCGCAAAGAAGAAGAATCACTTACGGACGACGACGACAACGAGCCAGACGAATTTTGTTGAAAATTTAATCTAAATAGTATAATATAGAATATGACGATTGGACTGTCAAATTCAGCAGCTCGTGCGCGTAATTTAGGCGTTCTAGTAAATCGGCCGCAGGGAGGGGGTGACAAAAAGGCGGGATTTCCTTATCAAGTTGGACGTTCGTGGTGGTCTAGCATTTATATCGATGGAACGGACCCCGTTTACGGTCATTGTGCGGATTTGAAATGCCTGAACAGGACATTGGTCTTCACCAATCTCTCGCGACCAGTGGGCAGTTGGACCAATGGAAATACATACTGGGCATTACCCGTGAAGTAAAAATGTATAACTGCCTGCAAAAAATTTTATGATTGTATAATATAATTTAAACAATCATGAAACGACCCCAAAAAAATGAAAATGGCGAGTACACGATTTCGGGAAAATCGTACAAACTGTTAGTAGGGTCTCGTCGACAAGTATGGAACGAAATGGCGTACAAAACGAGCGGCAATTTAACGAAAAAAGACCTTGTGTATACCAAACATCATAGAATTGTATCGCGCGTCAAACACGAATCTTCCAAAAAGGAAAAACGTTTAGAAAAGGCCGGTTATTTTGCGACACCGGGAAAATTCGGGTTCGTAAAACGACCTCCAAAAACAACGCGAAAGACAATGAAAAATAAAAAAAAATAATCGCGGAAATAATTTATGCAATTACGGTATGAACGATGCAAGCAAATAAAAATGACCCCCTGTTTGACAATTCTTACTTTTACGACAACACTTACCTTTTTTTGAGAATCATGAGTTTTATTTCTCGAATCTTCATTTTCTTTTTCATCGTCGGAGTCTTGTATATTGATTTTACGGAAAAATGGAAAAACATATTTTCCAAAATAACTTATTTCGTCAAATTTTTTGTTGCCATTCTACTCGTCTATCGTTTCAATTCGTACCGCATGTACAAAATAAAATTCACCGAATTGGACCGTAAAATTGCGTATTCGGCAGGATTATTTATAATTTTGATTTCCGTGTATGACTTGATCATCCAGTATTCCAACGAAATCCACAAAGTTGCGTATCCTTACACGTCCAAATGGGTGCAAACTGTCCGCGACGCGGTATTCATTCGTTGATTTTTTCGCTTATCAAATCCAATGTACCATGGGGAACATAGATGTCGCATACCGACATGGCCCCCTGTTTTTTATAATTGTTACTGACTCGCTTGGGTATTCCATCCGGAACATTGTCTGTCAAAATATCCGTTTTGTCTTTGAACAATTCCTTGCGAATGATAATTGCACCCTTTTTGTTCTTATAATGTTCTTCTATGTTTTTGTTCAATTGGGGGAATTTCTTTCCCTTTTCAAAAATAGTACCTTTGCAACCTTCGTTGCAAAAAGTCGCTTTACACATCTTCATTGTTTTATTTTTTATTCCGGTTTTCGTTTTTTTGTTCATGTATGTATTTTTTACTATGCCGTAGATTTTCATAGTTTTCTGAGTGAACAATTTGCAAAATTTATTTTCGCATTTTTTCTTGGATTTCTTCGTTGTCTCGGTTGGCATTTCTATTTATTACATACACATTATAAAGAAAAAAAAATGAAATTATTTCAAATAATATTTTGAAAAAATTTCACTCTCTCCAAGTATATGTTTAATTTCATTGTTCAATGCCAAACTTGTCGCCGTTTCCCGTTGGTCGGTTTCAATCCATGCATCCGCCCCCGAAACCACCAACAGTTGCACAATATCGGTGAATCCGCCGTTTGCTGCGTACATCAACGCCGTCCAATGTTTGCGATTGACAGAGTCCAACGTCGCCCCCGACTGAACCAAAAATTCCGCAATTGGAAAATCACCTAGACGAGATGCCATCATCAAAGGAGTCATTTCAGCTTGATTTCTATGATTTACGTTGGCGCCATAATTCGCCAACAATTTTACAATGTCACTGTGTCCGGAAAACACGGCTCGCATTAGAGCGGTCCATCCATCCTTGTCGGTGACGTCAATCTCGGCTTGATTGTCCAACAACAATTTCGCCATAGTGATGGGACCATCCCGAGAAACGTGCATCAACGCGGTCCAACCGAATCGGCTCTGGACATTGACGTCAATTCCGCTGTCAACCAGGAGTCGCGCACATGCGCACCTGCCTTGTGTCAACGCAACAAATAACAACGACCACCCCCATTCACTCAATGCGTTGATATTCGCTCCGTAATGAATCAACCAACGTAAACATTCTGTATGACCATTACTCACCGCAATGGTCAATGGCGTTTCGCCGTATTTGGTTTTCGTATTCGTATCCGCGTGATGGTTCAGTAAAAACTGAACTACTGGGACATGGTTGTGTTTGATTGCCAACATCAAGGCCGACGATTCCGCTTCCGTAATCTGGTTCACATCGGCGCCGTGGTCAATCAGTACTTCAAGATATTTCATCATTTCTTCTTGGGAAAAAAGCACATTCGATATCACGGCCATCATTGGAGTCAAATCATTATAGATGATGTTGCATATCGCGGAAGCAGATACGGCTTCACTCAAAATGAGTTTCAGTTCTCTCAAATTGTTGTTGGCAATACATTGAAACAAGGCTTTGGTCATCAACATCATATTTGCTATGATGCTTTTACGTTTTACGTTTATGTTGAAAAGAGTTCTGCCATTTTTATGGCTTCTCGGTTGCGTTCGTTCGGGGGCAAGAACAAGCGCGTAGCAATCGAATCGTCGCGGAATCGAATCGTATAATGTTGTTGAATGTTGTTGCGGCCGATTCTCCCCATCGCTTGCATTGTTTTTTGTTGTGTCATATTGACCAAATCTTTTCCCAAAAACCCATGGCAAAATTGATAATTGGTTCCATAAATATAATCCGACGAAGCAATAATCAAGAACAACTTTTGTTCATATGCCAATTGTTTCATGATTTCCATGTAGGCAACGCAAGGATGTCGCACAAATACGCCAATGCCAAGCAAAAGCAAAATTTTCTTTTGAGTGTCGACATCAAGCATCATAATGCGTTTCATGTGTTCTTCGTCAATTTGTGGTACAAATGCATTGTGGACAATCCGGTCCCGACCAATCCACTTTTCTTGGTGTTGTCGTGTATTGGGTACAAACAATGGATTCAAAACTACTGGTTCAATCTCGCCTTGCAAACGTTCCCACTCGGTTTTCAATCGGCGAACGTTGGCGGTAAAATGCTCTCTCTCCATTTTTTTTTCCTTTTCCGCTTCCTTTCCCAGTTCGTCTTCAATGGAATGTTCCAACAAGGACATTTTTTTTTGCACTACATTGTTTTTCGATATCGTTTCTAACAAAGAATGAAACACACACTCGGGGATGTTGGATTGTTGGATATAAAATTTTCCGATTTTCATTACATCTTCAACAATGTATATAGTGGGTCCATCTGTCAATGTGTGCGCGTCTCGCGTGGTCAACAAAATACTCCCACTCCATCCACTGTGTTCTGCTGCCGCTTCTGTTCCATTGATACTGTAATGCTTGGATATCGGTTTACCCCCGTAATGTGGGGAAGACAAGGGACATTCCTCACTTTTGATTTTTCGCAAATCATTGTTATTACTAGAACTGGAAATTTTGAGACATTGTGTTGTACGGAGTTCCTCGTGGATTTTGGTCCAAGTAGAAGGGTCCAAATTTTGCAACAAGTCCAGGTAGTACGTTTTCAACGAAAACATATCAATGCTTTCTATATTTTTGAATTTCGTAACAACACTATAATGGGTGTCCTTCATTTCATTCTCCACATACTTGATGAAACGAATTATCTCGGCCAAATCCAAGTATCGCAACAATGTTTTGTGTTGAAAACAATGTTCGACACATTTCAAGACATCTTGATAACGACGAAAGAGAATGTGTGGCATGATGCACCGGCCCTGCGTATTGACTAACGAAATTGTTTTTTTGCAATCGTAACTCTGTATATTGTGGACAACCGCTCCCTCAAAATTGTTGCGAAAATCGAGCAAGGTTGTTGCGATTTCATCTTCCCGCGGCAGAGTAGCACAAGAGAGAACCACTTTGGAAATTTTATTGTGGACCCAATTGTTGTGAATGTATTCGTGCAATTCGTGGTCTTCGTAATCCAATGTAATTGTAGGCTCATCCCAATAAGTAACAATGTCCAATTCGGAATGAAACGCCAACATGTAATACATGGCTATCAAATATGATTTCACGTCACATATCATAATGTCTACTTTGCGGCCATTGGAATTGTCAACCTTGAAAATACCACCCGTTTTGTAATTTCGGGTATATTCCGCCGCCGCAAAATTGTGGAGACGTATATCTGCCGCGGTTTCGCAACCAAAGGCAAAGCCAACGCGTTTTTTCATAGAAACCGCCGATTTGGCCAAAGATAGACCAATGTGTCTCGCCACACAAACGAAAATGACACGATACCCTTCCGACAATCCAAGTGGGGACAAGGTTTTACCCGTACCAGTCGGTGCCGTATACAACACCAACGACGGTACTGTTCGGGTTCCTTCTTGGTTGAATAGTTCAAACAATTGTTTTTGATGAGAGAACAATTTTAGGTCCTCGTAACGCAACAAATAAGGGTTTTTCTCAATACATTGCTCGGCGGAAAACACCATATCTCGTATGGACGTGCGGGAAAGAATACAATCCACCAATTGATACACCACGCGGTAAACGTACACATTGATTTCTTGGATAGTGCAATGGCGCAATCGCATCAACGTATACAAATAAAAGTGATGACTGTTGTCGCCCAAGTGCAGCAACATTTCTTTGGCAAAATCCAACAGGAAAAACTCTACAATGTTGGATTGGTTGGTTTCAATGTCCTGTTTCAAATGTTCAATGCGAATCAAATCTATTTTTTTCGGCAATTGTTTGCTGCGGTCTTTGCCATTGGTCGTCAACGGCATCGCAATCGGTGTAGGAGCATTCACCAACAAGGCAGACACCAACGATTCAAAATACAAACGATACAAATAAATTTCGTTGTCATTGGTTTTTTGGATTTTGATAAATGAAAAGAGAGACAAATTTTCATTTATTTGTATAGTGGGGTCGTGAAACCCTCGGCAAATCAGAGACAAGATTTTGTGTTCCTTTTCCGTAACCGGGAGTTCGATATGTTCCCATTCTGTTTTGGACAATTTCGTTTGCGACAAATCCATGATTGCTGATAGTTACGTTTGTTTGTTTATTTGGTTTGGAGAGAGTTTGAGAGAGACAATTGCAATCAATTTTTCTCCATCCTTATATATCAATACAATACACAAATGTCGTCGTCGTCATCGTCGTCGGAAAGGGAAGTTCATACCATTTACTGCATGCATTTGCGAGAAGAATTTCATTTAGAATACAATTATCAAATCGATTGTTTTTTCAAGGAATGGATGTTTCAATCGATTCATGCCAGCAAAAATTATGTAACTTACGTGAACCCGATTTCACGCAATCATCGAGACGCGGAACGCAAAATCCGTACCATTTCCGTACAACGACATTTTTTCCACGACGGGTTTTCGTTTCGTTACAACATCGAGTACCAAAACAACGAACACTGTCAAGTGAACATTCACGCAATGAATACAGAGACTTCCAACCTAATTACGGTGGATGTATATCCCAAAATGGACGACGAATTGATACAACATTTTATTTCCTACATGAAACAATACTTGAATGTCAATATAGAAACCACGGAAACACGCGACTTGACATTTGAACCCGAGGAAATTCATATGTTTGACGAGACACCACGAGAAGAGTTGGATTCCTCCATTGAAGAAATAGTATAATGCGTTGAATCAAAAAAATAAAGTATGTGGCATACTGAGAAAAAGAATGTTCAAATAAAGTAAAGCAAACGCGATTAATTTGTTCATCCAGATTTCTTGTTTTTTGAGTTCATTTGGTTATATAACCTATGCGTTGATTCAATTCTTCTCTCGAGAGATAATCTCTCTTCAGGTCACTGCTTCCCCCCTCCAAGGAATCGTACACCATATAAGGATTCGCTAAATGAGTTGACGAGGGCACAATTTCATTCGTGTATCTCTTGAAATACCCCACGTCGTTGGCGGCTTCTTGGAAATTTTGATACATGATTTCATTGGCGTTGTTCGTCAAATATTGTCTATATTGCCAATTGGTTTGAATGCCATTTCGGTTCAATATTTCCTCGTTCCATTCGGCCTGGGGTTGGTATGACGCATAAATACTCCTTCCGTCGGACATCAAGGGCGGAAACCCCGGGTATATATTGTTAGTGCTGTAACCAAGTTTGGTTTGGGGTATAGTTTCAGTAACGGGGGTGTATGCACAATTCACTGGAACCGGGTCAAAATTGTAAAACATAGGTTGTTTTGTTATTTTATCCTATTATTTTATTTTTCATAAATAAAATTTACACTTTTGCTTTGTAAAATAAAACATCAATACGAAACATGTCCGAAATATTGAGAAATGAGCTAGTAAAAGAAGGAACCCTGAATTGGTTCTTCTTATCTAGAAATTCAAGTGCAATTCATCTGTTGGAAGCCAATCACGATAGGATGAGTTGGAACTTTGTAAGTGAAAATCCAAACGCCTTCATCTCTTGGAAGCCAATTTAGATAAAATAGATTATTCACTTTTATGTGCAAATACAGGTATCTTTGAATCAAGTTGTTATCATATTTTGAAATAGATTATATGTTTCTTTGAGCATCGTGGTATGATAGTGTAATATGTCCACCTTTTCACCTTTTCTAAAGGTGGAGGTCTACCTTTCCAAATCCACCTTTTCAAAAGGTGGTTAGAATTCCCCAGTTAATTTATAATGAAGCCAAGAATCAGGTTTATTTTTATGTCCTCCATCATATTTAACCGCAAATTTATGTGTTAATAATAGTTCATTGATGTATGTTCCATCTTGTGAATATACATCAGCTAAAATTCGTCCATATTTTTCATTTTGAAGATTTTTTAATGTAACATAAGTATTTAAAATTAAATTAGATAAAAATTCTTTAACAGCTAGAGCACAATCGTGTTCTTCTTTTGAAATATCAGTTCCTTTCAATTCAGGAGTATCAATACCATTAAGTCTAATTCTAAAACGATATAGTGGTGAATCGTGATAGGGTAACTTAGATGCAATAGTAATAGTATCGCCATCATAAACTTTAATCACAACACCTCCAGTAATCGGTGCAACAAATTCAATTGTATCCTTCCATGCAATGTTAGTATGTTGCAATGGATTGTTTTGTTTGGTATCAAGTTGTTTACTTTTAAAAATGTTAAAATCAAAGAATTTCATTACTAATATATTAGTAGGCAAAGAAAGATATTATAAATCAATTTTATTTATAAAAAATATGAATAAAAAATGGATAGAGTAGAACAGATGAAAAAAATTCAAAATACGAACACGAAATGGTACGCTCGCGACGAGGCCCTGCATTGTGAATTCGCCATTTTGCTGTATTCCAAACTACAACAGAAATTGTCAAAGCAAAAGTTATACAAAATCGTTGGTGAGGCGGTAGAAATCGAAAAACAATTCATTTGCGAATCTATTCCTTGCAAACTCATCGGGATGAACACAGAAATGATGTTCCAATACATCGAATTTGTTGCTGACCGATTGATTGTTCAATTGGGCTACGAGAAAAAATACAATGCTGCCAATCCCTTCGATTTTATGGAATTAATCAGTATTGAGTCCAAAGCCAATTTCTTTGAAAGAACCAGGGCAGGTTTTGACCTCAATAGCGAGTTCTGAAAATTGAAATGAAATAAAGGGATAATATCATAAACAACATAAAGACTATCTCATATTATATCTATACTTAATGGAAGAATCACTAACATTTGCTACCGTCCCCTTGAAGGAACAATGGCGACAAAACTCGAAACGATACTACGAGAAGAACAAGGAAGCAATAGCACAGAGACGCAAGGAACGAAGAGCACTCTTGCGAGGAAGCAATCAAGAAGTGACGCAGCAACTGCAACAAATTAAGAGCGATTTGGAAAGAGATATCAATAATAAAATGCAGCAACTGCAACAAATTAAGAGCGATTTGGAAAGAGATATCAATAATAAAATGCAGCAACTGCAACAAATTAACAGCGATTTGGAAAGAGATATCAATAATAAAATTTCGGGCATTTGTACGACAACAACAACATCATAGACGTCGAACCATGTAAGCGGGACCATTACAAACGGGGGTATCGGCACGCAAAAAAAAACGAGGTGGGGAGGGTTGGTTACAAAACGAGTTGGGGAGGGTTATCCTGACTTGGCCAAAGAATTGATGAAACTCATTTAAAGTGTAATTGTTTCAATCAAGGGAGTTCGCCAATCCAAGAAAGCATAAATAGAATCGTAGATTTCGTAAGGAATGCGGTGAAGGCGTGATTCCAGTGCCCGTGCCATTTTCAATTTCAAAATACGAGTGTAGTAATCGCATTTGTTGAGTATTTCTTCCCAAACAAATTTGAATTGGTAAAAGGGGAACGGCGTTCGTTTGTATATTGTTTTTATCAGCCGCTTGATGTAATGAAAGGAGTATGTATGGCGTATCATTTCAAGAACTACCTTATTCATCTTTTGACGAATTGCCAAGATGAAATAATTGATATACACGTTGCAGGGTTTGTAAAAATGATGGGCGTTGGTCGTTTTCTTTACAATGTCCAAGCATTTTTGTTCATCTTTGCGTATTAGACAGAGTCGCAGAGGTTCTATGGCGTCGCTACTGGCGCTGTACAGGTCTTCCGCATTCGCCGTATGTTCAAGAATACAACTAAAAATACTGTAATTCCGTTTCCTGGAACAAATATTCAATGCAGTTATTTCAGCGTGATTCTCTGTTTTGGAATGAATAAGTTCTTTGTTTTGGGTTCGATGGATGATATATGTTGCCATATGTTTCCAATTGTAGCGACAGGCGAGGTGCAGGGAATGTTTTCCGTTCATGATGATGGCATAGAACAACGAATCCACGACAGAATCGTCACAGTTTTCAACCAAATGGAAAAACCGTTGATTCATTTTGGAATGGCTTTCGTTGATAACCCGAGACACGATAAAATCATTGTCAACATTGGATTCTTCCCGCAAATTAGAAATATGGTGTTCCATCATAACAAAATCTTCGAATAATTTTGCATATCTCTCTTTCAAAAATATCAAATTCTCCATGGTTTCTTGAATTGTCTTTGTTTGTTTAATATATACATTAATTAAATAAAAATCAATTTTTTACTTGATTAATAAATCGCACCGATTATATATAATGGAATCCAACCTCATAAATTACAAAATCGTCCGACGGGATTTATGTGAGTTGAACAAATCGCCCTCTGTATTGAACAGTCAACAATATACACAATACAAAACATTTCAATTGGAAACTTCTGTAATCAACAGCAAACAAATCAATAGTCAATTGACACCATCTGGACGTCAAATTGTTTACAACATGGAATTGGATGTTTCTGGAAACCCAACTTTTGTTTTGTGTAACAATACACAGGCACGTGTCAATCGTATGCCTTTGTTGTATTCGCAATTCCTGCCGCGTCCTCTGCGTCCGGTGTTAACCGTCAATCGGTGTTCCGTGTGCGATTCTGGAGACCCTCCACCGGACTTGTTGGTTCCCATTGTGAATCGATTTGTCCAAGGAAAATATCCATTTGTAGGAAGCATTGAATTGTCCAACGTTTCTTTGGACCATTTAGTCACTGCTTCTTTTTTGGTGCGTTCCAAACCGGGGTCACGCATACCGCCATCCCAACAAATTACTGCATCTTACACCAAAGAGAATTTGGATTATCGTGGATTGATTTTCGATTTGTCAAATTCGATTGTTGTTCCCGTATTTGGATTGTACGACGATTACACCAATACAGTCGATGTGACAATAAGATACAATTACAAAAACACGTCCTACACCAAAACGCATGTTTTCCAAACGACTGCTTTTTCTTCCATCAATGGATACGATAGTAGGTTGACGAATCCCACCAAACTAGTCAACAATACGAACGTGTCTCTTTCGTTTTCTTATTTCTTGATGAAATCCATTTTGACGGTGTCCCCCTTTATTGTGGATATTGATTCCGAGGTGAGATGGGTCAATACTGAAAATGGCCAGGTACCCTCTACTGCTTTCACCAACAATTGTGTATACAAAGCGTCCGGTACAACATTGTATCGTTGTCACATGGACGGGACAGTAGAAACTGTCGCCACTTACAGTACCGTTTCTTTCGACCCCGACACATTTGCGTATTTGCCCAACGGGGGAGGGAGTTCGTTTACACTATCAAATATAAATCATCATAATTTGGGAGTAACACCATACAACACGTTGTTGTTGGAAGTGGACACCAATGTACATATCGAATGTACCATTTTAGAAGTGAATTCAACAACTGGGGCTATTTTGAGAGTTTGGCCCATTGCGGAAATTCTCACGAAATTGTTGGGTGAAATCAGTTCATGGACATACGGGGATTGGTTTCACAACAATTCCGCTTGTATTTGGGAATCACGAAGAGAAATTGTAGTTTCCAGTCGCGAGAATTTCGTGATTGCTTTTGATTACGATACTCCACACAATTTGAAATGGATTTTGGGCGACACGACCAAATACTGGTATCAAACGTTCGCGGGACTGCGCCCATATACACTGTCTCTATCGACGACTACGAATTTCTCGTCGGCTACCGGAGAACCTTCTTACGCCCCAATTGGTCAGCACGGGTTATCGATTGTCAAAGATGGCGGCGTTGAAATGCTCTCGTTGTTCAATAATGGTTGGAATTCTGCCAACCAACCCAATGCCAGTCATCCCGGAATTCAAAATACGTATAGTTATCCTATGAGATATGTCATCAATGAAACCAACAAGACGGCCCAATTGGTATGGTATTATGCCAATGCGCAACCATATTACAGTCAGATTGTGTCCAGTGTATACAAATTGAATCCAACGGATAAAAGTTGTTTGGTAAATTATGGTTATGTGGTGAATAATGACTTGAACAGTCCTATTTTGGTGGGGGTCACGGATGACAACGCGGGAAATCACAATGTGGCATTTGCGTTCCAATACACAAATCGTATGAACCCCGTTGTTGGATGGAATGCCATACCAATTTCTCAACAATTGGAGTATACTGGTCATCAATTGTGATTATTGGAACACAGTGCGTCCTTTGCCATTGACAATTTGCGAATACCGCAATGCACGACTGATTCGAGGGTCGTTGCCACCCGTATTTATTTTGTTGTAAAGAACGGGCGGGTTTTTGTTCTCTTGTTCGGTGTACCTTGAATCCCCGTCAATGTTCCATCGATATTGACCCGTCAATACACTGCGATAATTGAAAAAGGCAGCGTCGTATTCGAGCCCCCATACACCTAGAGTTATCCCGTACGGCAACGGATAACTTTGCGTCGCCCAATATTGGATTATTTTGTTGTAATTGGCCCGTGATATGTTTGTATTGTCCAACATATGAGACAAATCATTGGCATAACGAACATTGAGTTGGACTGGTTGGTCGAACGAAACGGCATTTTCAAACATCGACTTCATACTGGTCAATACATTGCTCGCTTGCGAAAATTGTTCGAGGCCGAGGATGGGTTGATTGAACGCAGTCGCACCTTCAAACAGCGATTCCATGGTTGTGAATTGAATGCCGGGTACGAACGTTGTGAACAATTCTTTATTGTAAGAAGTGGCATTTTTGAATGTAGAATTTAGACTCAGCAAACAATTCACTGGTAAACTCAGTATATTGATTTTTAAAATTTGATTGAAATTGGTCGCTCCTTCAAACATTGAATCCATGGCTACGGTGCAATTCTCAATGTTCTCCAATGTAAATTGTATTCTCTTGTTAAACGATTTGGCATTTTTGAACATGGCTGTCAAATCAATGGTCAAATTATTAATTGGTTTAATCGTCCAATCCAGGGCTTGATTGAACGATGTCGCGCCGTCGAACATGTGCTGATAAGAATAAATTTTGCCACCTAATAATAGTCTGGTTATTGATGGGTCGTTGAAAGCCGTATTCCCCGCAAACATGTAACTTACGTCGACTACATTTCTTAAACTTGACAACACATAAGAAACATTTTGATTGTAAGACGAATTACGGAACATACTTTGTACTGTAGTGGCTTGAGGTAAACTTAATTGGATTGTTTGGTTGAATGACAAAGCACCATAAAACATTCCACCCGCATCGACTACTTTGTTGGTATTCCAAGAACCACCGGTTATATTTGTAAATAATTGATTGAATGAAATTGCATCTCGAAATAAATATTGTATGGTTGTTACATTGTTCGTATTCCAAAACAACGGTTGGTTGAATGCCGATGCCCCGTAAAACATCCCCGACATATTGATTACGTTGCTCGTGTTCCAATACGATATGAAGGAACGATTGAATTTTGTATTCTTGTAAAACATGAAACTCATGTCAATGACGTTCACCGTATTCCACGATAGGTCGTTGTTGAATGCCGATTCCGCAAACAAATGAGACATTTCTGTTGTTCTCAAGACATTCCAAGCGTACAAATTCATAGAAATGTCTTCGAACGCTATCGTTTGAGCAAAGGCATAATTCATCTGCAAAAAGGCATTTTTCGTTGACGTGGTTGTCGGCACATACGTCAACCGTGTGGCGCCGTGAAACCCATGATTCAACAAATACAGGGACGGATTGAACGACCATACGGTTGTCAAGAACTCCACCCCTTTCCACGGCTCTCCGCGATATCGTTGATACAAAATATCACCACTTACATCTTGGTATCCAAACTCAGTGAAGCAATCATTGACGGTTACGCGATACTGTCCTGGACGTTGAAACGTATGTTTGGTCGAGAGAGCATCGTAAAATGAACCATCCCCCCAATTGACGTCGATTTGAATATTGTCCAACCGTCCTTGCAGTGGCAATTCTATTTTAGTATTGCCCTGCAATATGTCAAATTCCATAACCATTTTGTTGTCTAGCAGTTCGTCATCCAGAGTCCAATTGAACACATTTGTCAATACATCGTGCGCGGGTTTTGCCGAAATGGTATAATACAATGTGTTCGCACCCAGTATAATGTTTGCCGGTAAAGTGGTCTGTTGGACCCACAATTTCAATATCGTGGAATATTCGTAAGGGGTGAACCCAGTATAGTCGAGAAAATGTTCCATGTGAAGTAAATTGGTAAGATTCCAGTTACCAATACCCGTGTTCGAATACAACGTGGCACCGCGAAACATGAACGATACATTCGTGGTCATTGTTCCCAAGGATGGCGGAGATTGATTGAATGACGTGCAGTTTTCGAACATTCCTTGCATGGTTGTCACTTGGTTTGTGTTTAATCCCGAGACGAGCGAATTCATGTTTGCTTGACCAGCAAACATGTATGACATATCTTTGACGTTTCCCGTATTCCAACTGGCTTGATTGAAGACAAAAGAAGAACTGTTTGAAGGAGGAGTTATACCAGAATAATAGAACAAATAAGACATGTCCTGCACTGAACTGGTGTTGTCTAGAGAAATTTTTTGAGGGTCCACATTCATCATGTTAGCAAACATGTGTGACATATTTACCACATTTTCCGTCCCAGTGAACAAGATAGAAAGGGATGAATGAGTATTTTTTGAACCCTCATTGAACATGTACGACAAATCTGTGGTGGAAGGAATGTACCAACGCAGTGCAACACCGCCATTAATAAATGAGCTCTGGTCAAACATATGCGACATGTTGGTGACTTTGGATACGTTCCATAGATTTAAATTTTGATTGAATAATGTGGTTGTTGAAAACATGTACGACATATTTAAAACGTTGTTTGTTTTCCAATTCCTAATATTTTGATTGAACATTATTGTACCCGAAAACATTCCTTCCATATTCGTTACTTGTCGTGTATCCCACGAAACAACGGAAGAATGATTAAATTGCTTACAATTGTGAAACATGTACGACGTATCTCGCAGCGACCAAGGAATGGTGCTTGTAAAAAAAACGCCACTGTTATAAAAATTAACTCCATCAAACATATGAGAAGCGTTGACCAAATGGTCCACGCGCCAATACAATGGTTGATTGAAACTTTCGCAATTATGAAACAAATATGACATATCGGTTACATTTCTCGTGTCCCAATATGAAACGGAAGGATTGTTGAAATTAAAAGTGTTTTCAAACATGTGAGACATGGTTGTCCATACCGTGGGTTGTCCGTTTGTTGTAGTGAAAACAATCCCTACATTGATTGGGATAGTTATTGAGGAAAACATGTAACTGGAGTTCAATAACGAATCAATCTTATATTGAATTGACGTTGGCAACTGTGATTTTAAACCATAAAACATATAAGACATATCGGTTACACGCGACGTGTCCCAATACAATATATTACCTTGCAACACGATCAAGGCTTCCCTGAACATATGAGACATGTCTGTTACTTGCATTGTGTTCCAAGACAAATCCAAATTCGTGAAAATTTCCAGCCCGTAAAACAATCCACTCATATTGACAACATTGCTAGTGTTCCAATTTCTAATCCCCAATGACGTTTGCATGGAGCAGTTTTTGAATGTATTTTGCATGGTGGTCACGCTTGACGTATTCCAATTCGAGAAATTCAATTCATTGAGGACGGAAGCATTTTCAAAAGTACCCACCATAGATTTCAATTTCCACGATTGATTCATGGATGTGGTAAATTGAATGTTGAAATTAATTTTCAATGAAAAGAACATGTAATCGATATTTTGTAAATTGTCAACGTTCCAAGTTAACAAAAATTGGTCGCCATTGTTAAATCTCGACGACTCAAACATGTAAGAAGCATTCACCAATTGACGCGTATCCCAATTGGACAACGACCGATTGAATATAAATGTTCGTTGAAACATTCCTGTAGTGTTTTGTAGACTAGACGTATTCCAACTGGACACGCTTATGCAATTGAATGACGATGCGTTTGAAAACATGTAACTCATGTCGGTAACATTCGACACGTCCCATGGAAGATATTGTGGATTGAAACGGAACGCATTTTGAAACATACCCGACATATTCACCGTATTGGTCGTGTTCCACAGGTTCAGTGGTTGATTGAATGGTGTTCCATTGAATGTATTTTTCATGCTTGTAACGGCAGATACATCCCAAAGGCTTACATTGGGGTCATTGAATATAATAGCATTCATAAACAAATTGTCCAAGGAAGAAATGGAAGAAGGCAAGTCGTTCGGAACACTTTGGAGATTTGTAGCACCATTGAAGGCGCCCTCGATGTTAATCAATTCGGTACTGTTCCATTGCACAACATGTTGCAAGTATTGAACTCCTTGCCAGGGGAGGATGGACGAGAATGCGGTGAATCCTTGGCAAGTGACCGTGTATGTTCCAGCAGAGAGGAATACATGTTGAACCGAATTGTTGACGTTTCCATCCCCCCAATTCACCACCAGTGACACGATTCCGCCGAGGGGCAACACTATAGTGGTATTCGATGCATAAATCCGGAATGTCAAAACAAGGGGCGTGGTGGACATGAATATATGTATTTATTCTATTGCGAAAATTCTTAGTAGGGGATTCCGACCCGAAATGAAAAATGGGACCAACTTTGTTACCTGAAAACATAATTATAAAATATACAACTTATAATTATGTTTGTCCTATTTTTCTATAATGCAGAACATTATTATTTGTAATAATGCAGAATGCTTCGCGTATGTTGATTCTTCAATTGTATTTCTTGCAAATACTTGTCGAATAACAATTGTTTTATTTTCGCCGAAGTTTCCTTTTCCTTCAGTTTCATGAACAATTCCATGTTTTCGCCACATTGTTGTTTCAATTTCTCCATATGACGACGATGATTGCGAAGGGTAGTATCTTTTCGTTGCAATCTCCAAATATCTTCCAAGGCCAACCCAAGCAATTGTTGCAATGGTTTCATCAATTGATTTGTAATGTAATAATTGTAATCGAGTACAAGACCATTCGCCTTGATGTATTCTGGTGTTTCAATGCGGTCCCCGACGAGAGATTTGGGATTGTTGGTACGAATGAAGGCATATTGAATGCGGTCTCCCGATTTCGGTTTGTTGCCGGGGTCTCGTTCACCAATGCGGTCGGCCAACACTTTGTGTCCAATGGTTTCGGGGCGTTTGTATTCACTGCGCAAGGATTTGGTCAGACACAATTTATCCATAGGAACGCGCCCGTCAATCAAATCCCGCAACGAATGATGCAAAAATTCCAAACACAATTCTATCGATTCGTCGACGGAAGGGGTATTCATAAGTCTCGTCAGCAATCCACCATAGACGTCTTTGAGGTAATCACATGCATCTCGTCGTTTCAAGGAGAGTCCCATGAATTTTAGTTTGCCCTTGTGCGGGTTGATTTCGTAGAGAATACTGACGTATCTCTTTTTGGAGAGAAGAATGAACGGCATTTGTGTTTTCTCGTAAGACAATTCCATCGGTGGTTTCAGGAATTTACTGCAAATTTGGGCGGCTTCTTGCGCCAGTTCAATGGTAATCTCGAGGGCACGTTTTCCTTCTATTTTTTGTTGCGTCACGGGGTCCTCGAGATTGAATGTAAAGAACACCGAATCTGTATCACCATAGATATATTCAGCTTTGGTTCTTACTTCGCCGTGATTGTTCGTCTTGCATATTGTGTTGCCGTATATTTGTTCTATCATGGTTTTGGCGTAGAGAATCATTTTTCTTCCAATGGCGGTGGTGCATGCGGCAATGTCCTTTTCGTAAAACGCAGATGTTTTGGACCCGCACTGCCCATACAAGGAATTGGCGGTGACTTTGTAGGCCAATTGGCGTTTGTCCAATATATTTTTCATAAATTCGTCGGTTTCCTGTTCCGCCAATTTTTTAGTCGATTTGCGTGCCTGCAACAACTCTGTCAATATAGAGGGCAAAATACCTGGTGGCGTCGTTTGTGCCCAACGCACCACACGTTTGCCGCATTTGATTTTTTTCGCCTTTTTTTCGACATCTGGTTTGATGTATTTGAAGGTGTCGAATTCGATGTCTACGTATTCCATTCCGGGCAAATTGTCGTATGGTGAGCGCGTTTCGTACAACAATTCACCATTCGTCCCGTATTCTTTGACCCATACTTTGCTGTCGTGGGACAAGTTTTGACTAATCATATTGGACGGATACAACGACGAATAATCCAGACAGGCCACGGGATTGTTGAGATACATGCCGCATTTGGGCGGCAATACAATGGCCCCTTCGTAACTTTCGTTGGCCGTCTTTTTTTGCAAATCCGGCATCAGTGTATTTTTCTCGCGACATTTTTTAGAAACAAAACTTGTCAACTTTATGCCTTGACCGCGAAACACCAAATACGACATGGGAACACTACAAATGCGAGACATTTCAATGAAACCTACCAATAAATCGATTTTACGCATCAAATGATGCACAATGTTGCAATCTTGAATGCAATATTTGGCAACAATGGCGCGGTCGTGTGCCGTACCTCGCGTCAACCGGAAAATGTCTTGGGGTGAAACGTCGTCTTTGGCGAGACCCCATTTTACTATTTTGTTGGGTTGATTCAGTTCCGCCTGCCCCTCCCGTGACAAAAGTGGTATTTCCATGTAATGCCCTTCCGCATCAACGTTTCCAATGGTTTTGACGACATATTTTTTCCCGTTTTCCAATAAATCGTTGGAAAATTCGGTCAATTCAATGTGTATGTAATCTTGCTCGTTCAATCCTGTAGTGTTTCTAGTGTACATTCTCGTCGTTTGAGTCGTCTCGTCGTGACGGAACCGCAAAATAGAATCGTTGATGTACAAACCGGACACATAATCCAATTTGTAAGACGGCAAATTGAATTCTTTGCGAAAATATTGGTACAAATCAATTTGCAATCGTCCTATTATGGGTGGATAATACAAATCATACTCCCCACTGGCGAGACGTATTTTAGTATTTTCCAGACACAATTCACCCGTCTCTCGGTCTTCCTTGGCCGCTAGGTGATTCAAATTCCGCGACAACTGGAGAAAGGATTGTTCGCATCCGTTTTCAAGGGCACGGCGAAACATGAATTCGTAATCAAACCCGAAAATATTGTAGCCAACAAGAATGTCGGGGTCTTCTTTTTGTATCAATTCCGTCCATGACGTCAACAATTCGTTTTCCGTATGGCAAGAATCAAAGACTGCAGTGTCTTCATGAATGGCGGGGTCGTTCCCGAGAATGAAGCAATGGTTCAAGTATGGTGTCGATTCGCCATAACGGATGAATGTGGACCCAATGAAGGTAATTTGGTCCCCTTCCAATGGCGGCAAGTGTTTGTGAAATAGATTCACCAACGTTTGTATTTTTTCTTCGCGAGATTTCAATTTCTTCCACGTTGTTGTTAAATTGTGGTTACCAGTACCAAGAGAACATGGACGACGACGAAACCGGTTCTCAGTTTCGGTTTCGGTTTCGGTTTCGGTTTCGGTATCGTCTTTGATGTCGTCATTGTCATCCTCATTGACATTCTCGTTATCTTCATCATTGTTGGTGTTGAGATGGGTTGGGGTTGAATGGTTACGGAAATGGTCTTCCACCGTCAACAACCTCTCGCCGCGTTGGTTGGTTGCATAGAATTGTGTATCGTTCAACATGTGTGTCAACCGCTCCTCGAGTTCCGTTTCCGTGGGCATTTCTTTGGGATGGACGCGGTCGATATTGGTCGGTGCATCGGTATCGTGGTGGAATGCCTGTTTTACCAAATGTGTAACACATGTTCCCAAATCGTCGTTGGGGGTCGACGACAACAAACGGTCAGTGATTTGTGTTGCTAACCGTTTGTATGTTTTTATGGGTACGGGGAAATCACCGTTACTGCTGTTGGCTTCAATATCAAAACTGCAAATTTTGTAAGGTACTCTTGTTTCCTTTTCCGGTTGAGGTCGTATCCACGTCTGCGAGGTGACAAATTCGTATTTGCAATTGGTCATTCGTTGTGTGGGACGGTGCATTCGAGAAATGGTTGCTACAATCCATCCCGAAGGTGAAATGTTATGAATATGAAAATATTTTAGCAACGGAGGTATTCCCGATTCATACAATTCCAAGACCTTACGGTTGTATTTCAATGGAGAAAAGATACGGTTTCCTGCCTCGTCGTATTTGTACCACAATTGAACCACTTGGCGATACGCCAACAGATTTTGAAATTGAACCAGGACGAATTTGTCGCATCCACTGGCGGCATATCCATACAATTGCTTAGACATTTGCAAAGAACACGACACAATGCCGTAGCCGTTTTTGATTTTGTCCCGCAGAAATTTACAAAACAAATCAACGTCCGCGTCCGTCCAGGAATTGCAAACTCGTATGTAGAAAAATGGTTGGAAATCGTCAATGCAGAAACATGCGGTTTCACCCAATTCATTGATTCCAAACATTTGAATCATGATTCTCAACGTCTCCCCATCTTTCTTGCAGTCGTGCACATGGAAATCAAAGACACGAAACGATTGCAGAATATTTTTGAATTTTTTGGTTCCATTCATTCTACTTTTTATTCTATGTTGTTTATGAATAGACCAAGACCAACCTGTTTAATCAATTTTTCAAACAATTGAATTAATAAATATGTTATATTATTATATCACAAAAAATGAAATCAACAAAAAAACAATCTACATCGTATCTTCTGTATTGGACAATTGTTGTATTGTTGGCTGGGTTGATTTTACTGCTGGTTTGGTTTTCGTCGAATATCGAAGGAATGACTGACGACACAAAACGGGACCTTTTGCAATATGTAGTGGTTCATATGAAAGAACATGAAGACCGTTATCAAAACATTATAGAAAATGAGAAGCTATTGGGTCAACCGATTCTCATTTTCGACGCGGTGCGAGGCAAGGATTTAGATGTGAGCAATTTGGACCATGAATTGAAACAATTTGACTTTCGTTTGAAGAATGAACATATTTTTCGTCCTAAAAATATTGGACAGATAGGTTGTTTTTTGAGTCATTTGTTATTGTTTCGTTCTTGCATTGACTCCCCTTATTCGTACACTGTTGTATTTGAAGATGATTTTGACTTGATTGATGGAACCGAAACGCATGCACGTTTGGTTCGTATCTTGAATCAACTGCAAACAATAAATCCCGACTTTGGAATATTGATGTTGGGGACCATCGGCGACCCTGCCTTTTCGGACCCATTGAACACAGAACAGGATTTGTTTGTATTCAACCCAGACCCGCAATTGGTTGTATACGGCACACATGGTTATGTTGTCAACAACCGCAAAGCATCACTCATTTACAATAATTTGTTAACGATTAAACAAACAATTGATTGTCAAATGTTCGACTTGATACGCGAAAACATTATATCTGGGTATGTTGTCAAACCTATGATGGTTCAACAAAATTGGTACAAATATGGAACTACTATTTCAATGGAATAAAACATATGGACAAATATCGCGGTTAGCGACTGTTCGTTTATCATATTTCAATGGAACCAAATCACCATATCGGCTGACACCTGTGATGTTTTATTGAATGCAGTGCAATTGTAAAACATCTTATTCATATCGGTAACCTGACCCCAGGAACTCAAATTTGGCAAACATGTATCGCATATTGGTAACGCCGTCCAATGGAGCGGTTGTAATTCTCCATATCCGGTCGTCCGTGCGTGCATCGACATTGTATTTAGGCTAATTTCTTCCTTAGACATTCTACGAATAAAATAAACATATAAATAGAATCAAATACAATGTGAATATATGAATCGCGAAAATAACGTATTGATTATTAAAACAGTACAGACACAACCAATACGCAATTTAATTACCGCACTCAAAGATATTTTAGTGGATGTGACGATTACTTTTACTCCCCAAGAAATGAAAATCATCAATTTTGACAAAAATCACACTATAGTGGTGAATGTGCATTTGTATGCCGACAAGTTTGAAGAATATTACTGTGGACCGGAAAAAATTATCATTTGCGCCAATGCGTCTTATTTATTTAAAGTTATTTCGACCATGGCGACGGACGACGTCTTGACGATTTACATTGAAAAAAACGATTACAACGAAGGCAATGTGTCCGAATTGGGATTGCAATATGACAATGGTGACATCAAACAATGTTATAGTCAGAAATTGAAATTGATGGAACCTGACCACGAAGAATTGATGGTTCCCGACGTTGAATATTCAACTATTATTAATTTGCCGACTATGTATTTTCAAAAAATCATACGCGACCTTTCGGGTCTCTCTGACCGTATGGAAATCATGTCAGTCGGAAACAATTTGATATTTTCGTGCAAAGGTATATTTTCAAAGACAACCATTTATCGTTCCGAGGCGGACGGACAAATGACATTTGTGCAAAAACCCGACGAATCGTTGGTCATTCAAGGGGAATTTTCGTTGAAGTCGTTGAGCAATTTCATCAAATGTACACCCTTGTGCTCGCATTTGGAAATATTTTTGGGTAATGATTTGCCTCTCATTGTGAAATATCATGTTGCTTCTTTGGGTGAAATCCGCCTGTGTTTGGGTCCTCTTAGCAATCAATAAAACAATAAGAAATATACAACAAATGTAATAATGAATCACGATTTGAATATACAATCCTACAGTTTAGAAGAGTTGTTCGAATTGTTGGATTTACCGTCATTGACTCCTACCCTCAATCAGATGATGTCTGCCAAACGAAAAGTCATGAGGTTTCATCCCGATAAATCTCCGCATTTATCGCCAGATTATTTCCGTTTTTATAAATCCGCCTACGAATTGGTTGAAACGTATTACAAACAGCAAAATAAAATGAATAGGAATTGGAACGAAGATGACATTCGCTACCATCCCATTGAAACCGAAACCGACCTCACGACGACAATCATGAAACAATGTTCCTCTATAGAACCGTCCAAAAATCATCGATTGTTCAACGAAGCCTTTGAAGCCGTTCAACACAAACCCACTAAAGTCAAAAATGCATGGTTTTACGAAACCGAACCACTATATACTTTGCCAGGCCAAGTAACACCCAAAACCATGAACAAGGCTTTCCAAGACATCAAACAACAAAAACAAGCGTCATCAATGATAATTCGACCGGAAATACAAGCTTTGGACACCAACGCGGGAGCCATGATAGACGATTATTTCGACAATGCAAATGAAAGTCAATACATAACGAGTTATCCATTCAGCAAATTGAAATACGACGATATTCGAAAAGTGCACAAGGACCAGACAGTGTTTGCGGTTTCCGAAACTGACTACGAAAAACAGCCGCATTATTCTCTCGAAGAATACAACCGAATAAGAACCGAGGAGGTGAAGCCGTGGACGAGGGAACAATCGGAGCTGCATTTCGAGCAACGGCGGACAGAAGAACATCGTAAATATTTGCAGAGAGAATACAAATCCCAAAAGCATACCAAAGAAAACGAAAAAAGGGTCCGCGAAGTGTCGTCTTATTTATTGCAACTTGAACCCTCCTCCTTCTAATTCAAGTATGTTTGGATTTCCATCGTGAATTTTTTACTGTTCCTACGCCACAAGCGGCGAGACTCCCGGGTTTGTAAAACACCATAGAATTGTCGGTGAACTGAAGTTTGCGTGAGGTGTGAGAAGAGCGAAAGACGGGGTATACATTGTAGTATGTATACGTAGTGTAAGGTGACCCCGGGGGGACGATTTCGCCGATGGCATAAGTACCTGTCCCGCCATAAGGAATGGCGGCAATGTACCATCCTAAAAAAACACCATTCGTTGGCACATATTGAGGTGGCACAATGTCCACGGTCTCGAACACACCCGGTTCGTTGGTGTATCCTATAGTCGTTTGCAAACTGGAATCCGCATAATAGACAATCTGTGTTCCGCCGACTGGCATGCCGTGTTCGTTCATGGGGCCGATGCACAACCGTTCGGCTATGGTGTTTATTGTCTGATGGGGCACGTTTTCGGCAAATTGATACAATACGCCTTCCTCGATGGGATAATTGTTTTTGCCGATTTGAAGAGAACCGAAAAAATCAGTAGTCAAATATATCAAATAAGTGGGCAAATTGGACGACTGTTCACCGACTGTTTGGTCAATATGTTGTGGAATATCCCCGCGAAACCAACGCATGGGCACTTCATCTTGCAATTGAATACCTGCGTTGCTCAATTTGTCCTGAATGGATGGCAACAAAGTATTTTTGTCGATAAAAAAGGATACGTTACCGGGCTCGCCAACAATATTCACCAATTCACGTTTTGCGTTTTGAACTGTTGAATTCTCAACGATGCTGTTTGTTTCCTCGACGGAAAGGAAATTGAATTCTTGACGCAACGTTTTGGTATAATATATTGTGTCTACATTTTTTTCTTATCTATAATGTGTATCACAACGATATTATTATTTTTGAATTCACAACAATAATAATAAACAGAGGTTGCACCTTTATTCCAACAATTTGAGTAATTCATGTTTTTTTAGTTTTGAAATGTCGAGATTGGGTTTCAATTGATGGACCATTTTTTTCAACTCTGCAATATTCATTTTTTGATATGATTTTGCTGATTCCGTCGTTGATTCCATTGATTCCATTGATTCCGTTGGTTCCTTTGGTTCCTTTGGTTCCGTTGGTTCCTTTGGTTCCTTTGATTCCTTTGGTTCCGTTGGTTCCTTTGGTTCCGTTGGTTCCTTTTGTTCCGTTGGTTCCTTTTGTTCCGTTGGTTCCTTTGGTTCCGTTGGTTCCGTTGGTTTTACATTTTGAATCAAATCATTCATTAATTTTTCATAATGATGCAAATTCAAGGAATCGTTGAACAATTGCTGAATATCATCCGATACTTGTGTTGTTTGTTGATTTTCCAATGATTTGTTCTCTCTATAATTGTCGTCCTCATCGTCCTCATCGTCCTCGTCTTCATCGTCCTTATCGTCCTCATCGTCCTTATCGTCTTCATCGTCCTTATCGTCTTCATCGTCCTTATCGTCTTCATCGTCCTCATCGTCCTCATCGTCCTCATCGTCCTCATCGTCGTCGTCGTCGTCCTCATCGTCGTCGTCCTCATCGTCGTCGTCCTCATCGTCCGCATCGTCCTTGACAATATGAAATTCTCGATATTCATTGATTTCCGGATTCGCTGAAGAAATTTGAACCAACCCGGCTGGTGGAGGTGCGATTGGAAAAGAAACAACGTTTCGTATATCTTCTAGTTCCTTTACAATACTCGTAATCAAACTAAACATATTTTGAATTTTTTCTTCCAATGAGGTGATTCGGTTTTTGTAATGATAAATTAAAAAGATAATCAACACAAAAGTTATTGCTAAACTTACTAAAAAAAAATTGCTGATATAATCGATAAACGTGCTAGCCATTTAAAATAGAAATACATTTTTTCACCGAAAATTTAAACGAGATTTATACCAAACGTAAATAAACTCCTTGTAGGTGTTTTGTGTAGGGTTACGTGTTCGCGAAGCCAACGGCATTGGTATTTTAGTGTGTGCCGCCCCCCACAATGGAATACAAACGTTCTTGTAAATCTCTATAGGAATATTGATGCAGAACACTCCGTCGTTATCTAAATAATGCATTGTAGTACGAAACAGAGGAATATAGAATTGTTCGTTCCATTCTTTTTTGGTAGAATATGCATTCATGTACGAATAGGTTTCAATGTCATAGTACGGAGGACTGGTGAATACCATATTGTAAGATACACCACTATAGTCAAATTGAATGGCATCCGTAAAACACAATTCAAAATGAGTGTTCACGCCGTGTCTCTCCGTCAAAAACTGGCACATACGCGCATAAGGTGTTTTCAACCGAAGGTTGCTGTCGATGCCAAAATAAGAATGTGCACCCCAGGCAGCCGCTGCCACGAGACGACCTCCCCACCCCATAGTGGGGTCGAGAATTCTCAATTCGTTTGGCGTCTTCATTTGGTATACGGAAAGTGCCACGCTGGGTTTGAAACTATTGATGGAACCGAAATACAAAGAAAAAATGCGATACCACATTTTCAAAGGGGGGGTTTGGGGTCGTTCGCGGTGATAAAATTCCACCATATTTCGGATGTATTTTTTTTGTTTCAATTCGGGAAGTTCTCGCAAAAAATCAAAAAAAGACAGGCCTTGATACCCTACAGTATGCAACCTCTCCGGAAAGGTAAAATAATCAACAACGTCAATTCCCGTTTTGATATTTTTGGGTGGATTTCGCGACAATTTTGTACGAGCAAGGATTTTCAAATTCGCAAAATCTCGGTCAGCATCCTCAAAACTAATATCTTTGATGTTATGTGCAATCTCTATCTGTTCTTTGGTTGAAATAACCATAATTTTGAATATGTTTTTATATAATATATATAATATAGATGAGTATATCAGTATGATATTTAATTATATATTTTTTGGTTTCACCTGACAAAGAATTCATTTTAGAATTATTACTAAAGCGTTCTTCACCACTGCACTCTCAATGGGAACCATCGTAGGTGTAATTCCTACTATTGACTTTATACCTTTTCAACCCTTAAAATGGGCATTTGAAATGAGAAAAGGTGTAAAAAGGTTCTTATTTTAAAATAGGTCCAGTTTCTTCATAAATAAATGTAATTGGTTGTCCTTCTCTATTGGTTCCTACACGTACTGTTATATCGTTAAATAATTGAGTTTGTTCTGGTGTATCATCCATTTTCCATGGTAATGGTCTAGTAATATTTGTATGCCAAAGCATATTTATAATAGGATCTCTTTCGAGATCCTCATGTTCAGGATCAATAACTTCATTACGAATATGTATAAGACTATTTGGTAATTTCCATGTTTCTAAACCTCTTCCTTGAAATGCAGTGCATCCTGAAAACATATAAGCTGCGTGAACTAAATTATCATTATAATCATTGAATACACTAGCCCATTTAGAAAAATCAGAATTTAATCTTTCACACCCCCGAAACATATTGTGCAGATATCTAATATTTACCAAATGGGGACCCCAAGAATTTAAATCTTGATTGAATTTCCTACAATTTATAAACATTTCTTCCATAGTAACAACATTTGTCAAATATTCACTCCAATTGTTCAATGGTTGGTCAAATTCAACACATTCTGCAAACATTGAATTCATATCAATTACATTGGTTAATTTTGGACCCCAAGAATTCAAAGGTTGATTGAATTTCTTACAATTATCAAACATTCCCCATATAGTATTAATATTAAGCAAATATTCACCCCAATTGTCCAATGGTTGATTAAATTCAACGCATCCACCAAACATGTTATTCATATTAGTTAGTTTGGTTAATTTTGGACCCCAAGAATTCAAATTTTGATTGAATTTTTTACAACCGTTAAACATAGAACCCATATCAGTAACTTCATTTAAACCATAACCCCAAGCATCCAAAGGATAATTAAAACTTTGGCAATCAGTAAACATACCAGTCATATTTTTAACATTTCTTATATAACTAGACCAAGCATTCAAAGGTTTATTAAAATTTGTACAACCATTAAACATATATGACATATCTGTAACATTTCCTAAAATTTTACAAAATGAAGTTAATTGTTGATCGAAATTTCTACAATTATAAAACATACCTTTAGTATTAGTAAGTCTGTCAAAACCACTATTCCAACGATTCATTGGTTGATTGAATTTAAAACAATTACGAAACATATATGACATATTGGTAACATTGTTCAAATATGTATTCCAACCTTTCAAGGACTTATTGAAATTTTGACAATTATCAAACATTGAAGACATGTTTTCAACATTTGTTAAATATGGACCCCAAGAACTTAAATCTTGGTTAAATCTCAAACAATTATGAAACATTCTAGACATATTTTTAACATATTGCATTTTTTCTTTCCATTTATCTAAATTAAAATTAAATCGTCTCATATCTTTAAATAGATTTGACATATCTTCAACTTGAAAGTTTAGTTCTCCTATCAAATGCTCTTTCCATGAATCTGAATCATTCATTCCATAAATATGATCTACTGCTTGCTTAAGTTGTTCTTTACTAGTAATAATGGGTACTGGATTACGAGGTATAAGTCTATTTCTCTCATCTTCCTCATTTTCCGGTTCTTCCTCATTCATCATACCGCCAAATTTGCGGATTCTTTTAGAACGATATTTTTGTTTGGAATGTTTTTTGTGTGATAGTTTATAGTGTAAATGTTTTTTATGTAATTGTTTTTTAGTAATATTGTTTTTATATTTTTTGTTAGTTTTTGTTTTCATATATTATAATATTTATGTATAAAAAATAAAAATGCTAAATATTTTGAAAATGAACAATATTTATAAAATGTAGAAAATAGTATAAAATAATGTGGAAATACAAAATGAATGCAAGGCAATTTCAAAAAAATGACGAGAAAAATGACCTTGCCAATTTTATTTTGCAACCCTACCAACAAAACGTACAGAAGGAAGCCAAAGAAGCAGAAGAAACAAACAATCACGTCAAGCGATGATGCAAATTCGCGAGAGTATTGAAAACGGTCGAATACGTGAACACGAACAATTGTGTATCGCTGGTTTGGTATTGAATGCTGTACCACCAATAAGAAGGTACAAACAGGACGCGTCTTTCATTCATTTCGAAATCGAGAAATTTCATTCTCTCCGTCAGAGGATGGGTCGTCCAGACATCAATGGCGGAAGAAAACTCCCCCCGGCCGCGTTCTCGCTTGGCGTCTTTGATAAATGGTGTATTGTAAAATGGTGCCATTTTAACACGAATGTGACCCCGAGCAACATAAATAAATCGATGGGAATCTGTGTGCCAACGAAACGGCGACGCGGCGAGGGGGGACGTAGCAAACCAAACATCATAGAAGGAGGACACGGTCCACGCCGGTCGCCACAATTCATCGAGAATTCGCATATCATACAGCAATGGCGTATTCTCGTGTATCCACGCATTGTTGTTTTCACTTGTATATTGTTTCACACACTCGGGTGTTACTTTGGTGTTTGAAATATCCACAGCAAGTTCGACGTCGTTGCTCGTTTTGGTATATCGCGGAAATTCCGAGCAGGAAATTGTAATTTTCTCGCCACGATTGTCGCACGAAACCAATTGAATGTCTCCGTTCCATTGTTCGATGGGGGTAACAATGGTCTGAACCGGCGACAGAAATACAAAAGGGGATTTCAACGAACAGACATTGAATAAATCCCCGTGTCCGGTATAATCGCTTTCATAAATCATCATGTCCTCGTTTCTTCTATATTGTTCTCTGCAATGAATACCAACGAAGAGCACAATAGAGAGTAACACCAACCAAAATAACATTCGATATAGTAGACCGAGCGAAAAGAAAAATCGGAGACGTCCTCATTCGAGGTCGTCGAAATAGGAAGGGTGATTCAAATCACCCATCAAAACGATTTCCGGTAAAATAACCTCATCCTTGTTTACACGATACTCCATGTCCGTAAATTGTATAGTGTTTTCCAATAAATAAACACGTATGCGATTGAAACGCAACAATTCATCCGCTAAACGTACATACAACCGTGTTTTGAATTGTCCGTCGTGTTCCAACAATTCATGCAACAAATCTACAATGTCGTCCATGCGTTTTGTATCGCGAATTTGACGCCGTAGTTCGATGTTTCTGTAATCCCGCAAACGATTTCTCGCGAGAGAGCGAAAGGAAACATACTCAATGTCTTTTTGTAGAATGGTGGACAACGAAGACGACGGCGGCAAGGCGGTGGCAAACAACAATTTGTCCACGACAATGGGATGGGGGTATTCTCGCGACGGGAGAAAAGTGTCCTTCCAAACAACATGTGGACGCACTTCGACAAACTGTTTGGTTTCCAATTCGATACCAATGACTTGCCCGTCTTCCACGACGGTCCACATCGGTCGACAAGGAATACCGTATTCTTGATACGTGAACGTCAAAAATTGCATGGTTGCCTCATAATTGTGAAAGACTGGCGGAGAACGGGGCAAAAGCAGTTTGGAGATATGTATGGTGGGAGACGGGAGAGGTGTCACAAATACGGGAAGACAGGGCAAATAAAAGGTACGACGGTCCCATTCTACGAGAACGGCTACAATTTGATGATTCCAATATTCCACGTATTGGTTCAAGCGTCCATTCCATACTTCTTTCAGGCGGTGCAGTGACGGCGGCAGAATTCGGATAAGTGTATCGTTTACAAAACATTGGTTCATTTCATGTCGTATTTTGGACAGAATTTCAGGCCATTTATTCAAAAGTAGGGGGAGACCACGGTCTATGCGGAATATTGGTTCGATGGTTGTGTTCTTGTCAGTTTGTTTGATGTACAAATACAACAATTCGTAATAATCTCCCAATTTGTACAACAACACGTGTTCTTGGTTGGGGTCGTAGCGTTCCACAACGGCCGGATTCGACGGGCAAACTAATCGTATCTCGTCGCCCATGTCTTCCAGAATAATAAGATTGATGTCGTTGGGAATCAACAACGGATTGGCCAGAGTAAAAATATCCCATACGTGTTGTCTTTGTTTTATGGCTAAAGGATTGCGCAAAAACTCTTGAAAATTCTTCCACTGACCATCAAATTCGCTCACCAGATTGCCTTGTTCGTATTGGAAAAATTGTCTTTCATTTACGGCATCGGCGATGATGTTGCCAAACTCTTCTATCGTGGGTGGGTCTTTAAGGTCGTGATAATAGGCATACAATTCGGCAAAGCAGGCCATAAACGACTGCACAGGATTGTTTTCGACACCATACCGCAAGACGAATGGCACGTTTTTTTTTATTTTTTTAGTTGTGCGATTGTAAAACTCTTCACGACGAATATTGAAGAAACGTTCGAACGAGTCCGGTAAAAACCCGAAATGATGCTTCTCGAGAGGAGGGTTTTTTTCGCTAATGTATTGCATATTGGCGTTGGTTGGTTTTTTCTCAGTGTTGTTTTTTTTTATCAAATAACAACAGGGCAATTTGTCCCCCGCGGGATTGACAATTGTTCGGATTTCGGGAACCAACCCCTGCGGATTATTTTTTTGATGGGGTGTGAATTGATACACATATTTGTCTTCGTCTTCTTCGGGAATCTTGTTCAATTCCTCCTCGTGATTGTTGTTGCGAGTAATTATTTTGTATTTCTTTGCATCCATTTCTTGTTGACTTATACTGCGATTCTGCGAAATGGACCAATACTTGGGACAAATGAAATACAATTGTTGTTTGTTGTCGTAGTTGTACTCCAAGTAATTGGTATACGATGGTTCATATTCCGAATCCATACTGTCGATTTCATCCTTTTCTTGTTTTGTCAATATGATGGGTTGCAAATCTCCTTGACATTGACGAGAATAACCCTCTATGTTGTTAGTTTTTTTAAATTTGAATAATTTAGGAGCCTGCTTTTCCAAACGCTTCAATGTCCAAGAATGCCACTTGTCTCGTTTGAGACCCCCGCCTCGCATCTCTTCGTCCTCGTCCTCGTCCTCGTACGATTCGCGTATTTTGCGTCGGTTGGTCAATGACGACGACGTCGACGACGACGACGATGACGATGACGACGACGACGATGACGATGAAGAAACAGATTCATTTTCCCATTGTGTAGTCTTGTCATGAAAAGCGAATTGATTCATAGACGTTTTCAATTCACACAATTTCACCAATGTTTCGGAATCAAACATCATAGAAACCAACGATTGAAAATAATTGCGCAACAATGGTAAATATTGCAAAGAAGTGATGGATTGCACCGACAGTTTGAATTGATGTCTTTCATTCAATTCGATAGTAGATGGAAATCCGTGTATCGTTTGTTTGTCGATGCGTTCACCCACTTTTTCCTCAAGAAACTTAGTGGCCATTTTATGGTTTCCTTTGAATTCTGGAAAATATTTAACGAGACCATCTACAATTTGCTTTTTGATGTCCGGTTGTCCCTCCAATTCTTCGATTTTGTTGAAAACAAATGCCGACGGTGCGTTGGAACGACGGTATCCAGAAATACGAATGTAACTTGCTCGAACCAATCGTTTCTCGTGAAAATAAGGCAAAAATAGGGGTTGCGCGCATTCAACGCATTCTTTCCATTGCATGCGTTCGGCTTGCTGTTTTCCCAATTGGCAGTCGAGCAAGTAATTTATGTTTTCCACATGTATAAATTCGTTGTTCATGTCCAAATAATTTGGATACAAGGGCACGCGGAACCCCGTGGGTTCCAAATAACGATTCAATTGTTCTATCAACGGCTGCAATTTGTCGTTCAACAACGAAGACAGTTGGGGAATAGAAATCATTTGTTCCATTTTGTCAGAATACAATGTCAGGACACCATTGTCTTTGAAATCGATAAAAAAATCAAACGGCATTCCATCGGACGATGCCAACACCACCATAGTGATACGATGATGAATTTTTTTTACCAATTTGCTATTGATACCCGAAATTCTGCGGTTTCTCTTCATTTCTCGCAAATAACGAAATACGGCCTCCTTCTTCAACTGGGGAATGAATTTACCGCGTTTTGTTTTGGTAGGCGCATAAAACCGAAAGGAAGTTTGAATCGGCGAGAAATAAGCAATCATTGGGAAATTTTGCGTGGAATGGATGTTTTGAAAAATAATTTCCAACGACGGAGTGGTTGTTTTGGGCAACACATAAATAGTAAAGGATTGAATACCCTCGTTCGTTTCTATGGTGTTTATGTTTGGTTGCCGCAACAACATTTCATGCGACTCGAAGAGGTATTGCAACTGTTTTATTTTGTCCAACGTCTTTTCTCTCCATTCCTCACGATGAACTTGCCAGTGTTGTGCGGATGAGATATAAGGAAAATAGCCGAGGTCAAAATCCGGGTTGTAGAGAACAACATAAATAGGTGTCGTGGATTGAACCCCCATGTATTCAAACAATAGTTTCTGGTCCGCCAAATGTGTGGTGAAGGACAAGGAAGAAATATGAGAAGTGGTCGGGTCAACCGGGAAGAGAAACGACGCCGCTGGTGTTTTTTTGGGCATCAACGACAGACATTTTCTCGTCAAACACAGTTCTAAACCAAGGGGAGTACGCATTGTCTTTGTCTCGGAAAACACAGTAACAAAATCATCGTAGTTGCGAATGGTGGGAGGAGGAGACGGCACGGCAAGGTCCCCGTTTTGCAACAATTGGGCCACGTCTTCCGGAGTAAGAATATTCTCTTCCGTCAAATCTTGATACAATTCCAACAGGTCACGCGTGAATGGACGTCGACTGTACAAATACATTTCTTCTAAACCAACTTGATATTGGGGCTCCATTTGAGAAATGATTTTCAATTTGATTGTTTCTATAGTGTCGTCGGGATGAATGTTGACGCGTTTTACGGTGTCATGATTTATATTCACAAAATGGATTTCATTCATTTTATATAATAAAAAAATATATATAATGTCTAATTGAATTTATTATTGAGTCAATTGAAATTTCTTTTCGCTAGGTGTAATATAAGAAACCTCTATGGAAATAGCTATACCTGCCATTGCACTTGGTTCGTTGTATTATCTATCAAAACGAAAGGAGAACTTTGACAATCCATATTTGCCAAACACCAATCTACCAGAGAAAAATTTCCCGACCACGGAACCAATTCGCGAAAAATCATCCAACGTGAATCAATACAATGGAGGCACATACACCGACAAATATTTCAATCCCTCAACGTCCGAACACCCAGAATTTTTAGGAGAAAAAAACAAATCGTATTTGGCACTTACTGGGAAAAAGGAAGATGCATCTTATTTCCAACACAACAACATGGTCCCATTTTTTGGGAGCAAACAACGAACTCGCCACGACGAAAACGAACGAAACGAGAGTATTTTAGATACGTATAGTGGTTCAGGAACGCAAATTATTCGCAAAACCGAGCAGGCCCCTCTCTTTTCACCACAATCCGATTTGCAATACGCGCATGGGACACCAAACCAAAACGATTTCATCCAATCACGAATGAATGTTTCCATGAAAATGTCCAATGTGAAACCATTTGCCGACCAAAAAGTTGCCCCCGGCATTGGCTTGGATTACGGCACCGAAGGCATGGGGGGGTACAATTCGGGAATGTTGTCGCGAGAATTGTGGAAGGAGAAAACGGTCGATGAACTGCGAGTAACCACAAAACCGAAAGCAGGGGGATTGACTGCCTTGGGTTACGAAGGCCCTGCCGACAGTTACGTGAAAAGTATCGGTGATAACGAACGCATTGGCCGCTTTGAAAAATACATGCCCGACACCTATTTTGATTTTACACCGAACCGGTATTTCACCACAACGGGTAGAGAGAAGGGCAATGCACTCATTCCAGTTCCAGTAACCAAAGACGTATCCCGTCCCGATACATCCGTGGAATATGTGGGCGGTGTAGGTGGGCCAAACGTCTCCGTACATCGGGAATACGTGGCTGGAGAAGTTCAACCGTCTAGCAATCAACAGTTGGGTCCAGTACCTCTCTCAATCGCCGACCGCACGGGATTGGGTCCAGCAACCAACAACGATTACAACATCCAAAGTGTCAATTCATACATGAACAACCGAACGTTGAATACCAATCGAAATCAAGGTGAGTATTATGGCAATGCAGGAAACAGTATCATTATGGAAGCGTTTGCTCCTTTGTTGGATTGGTTGCGTCCGTCGAGAAAGGAAAACACTATAGGAACATTGCGACCCTATCAGAATGCGAAATCGACCGTGAGTCAATCCTACGTGTACAATCCTTACGACTCTCCTCTACCAACCATCAAAGAGACCACCGTGAATTCACCATTCCACTGGAATGTAAATATGAATCAAAAAGGTGCTTACGACTCCACCCCGCATCAAGCGGTAGAGCAAAATCGTGACACCACCAGTGTCTATTACAGCGGTGGTTCGGACGCGCCTGCGCATGCTCGACAACCACGCTCTAGGGAGGCCGAAGAAAACCAACACAACAATGAGAAAAAGGAGGTTGGTTTACGTGGCCATGTTCCTGGGGGGAAAACGGATGTTTTCAATGCCACGGTCAACCAACGAAACAATACATCTATGGAACAGATGGTGTACAACAATCGCGATTTAGTTCCCTCGTTGCCCATCAATCCCGATTTTTATCAGGGATACATGACCGCGGACCGAATCAACAGTAAAATCAATGATTCGCAGATTGAAATGGAGAGAAACAATGGAGACGTATTGAAACAATTGAAAGAAAACCCCTATGTCTTACCAATCAACGGGAAACAAATGTTTTCTTCGTTATGAAGAGCGGTTTATTGGACCTTTTTTACACCTTTATTTTTATAGCAAAAAGGTGTAAAAATTTTATTGTTCCTGAGAAAAAACGGGTCATTTCTACCAATTGTATTGTTGTAAATTGTTGAATTCCTTTGGGAGGTATTGTCTTGTTTATACATATTGGTAACCTGGCTGTCTAATGTTCCATTGAATTCACGGCACCCCCCCCAAAACATGAAAGACATATTGGTTACCTTTCTTAAATCAGGCCCAGGAACTCAAATCTTGATTGAATTCACGGCACCCCCAAAACATGAAAGACATATTGGTAACGTCTTTCAATCGCCCCATTTGTCCAATGGAGCGTCGAAATTCACCATTCCTTGAAACAATCCCGACAAATCCGTAATTCCTCGGAATTGTATATTGCATTGTACGTGCGATGGGGGTTTTCATCATACAGGTTCCATATTGTATCCCTAAGAATTGTTTGTCTGTAATAGTTTTTCCATTGTCTTCTTCATTGGTCATTCCGTCGCTGTACAATGATTTCCTCGATTTCTTTGCTGGGTGGGAACGTTTCGTATTGTATTGTTTTGTTTTGTTTTGTTCTTGCGTTTGGGAGTCTATAAGACAACAATTCATTTCAAACATGATTCTTCTTCACGAGTAAACACAATAGGTCGTCTATTTATATTTTCTCCTACACGACCGGCAATACCGTTGTTACCGTTGTTACCATTGAATGTTTCAATCTGGTTTTCTTCCGGAATCCAAGGCAATGTAGTGATATTCGTATGATACAACATATTCGACATCGACAACCTATAATTATTTACAAGAGATTCTGGTAATTGCCAACACTGGATGCCACTTCCTTTAAATTCCCGGCATCCATAAAACATTCTTTCGACAGTTTCTAATGTATTATTGTAGAGATTAAATACTTGAGCCCAATTACCCAAAGAAGGTTTGAAATTGCGGCATTCAAAAAACATATATCTCATAGAACTAACCGCAGGGTCATTACTCCAATTCCACGTATCCAAACCATTCCCGGAAAATTGCATGCAATTTTGAAACATATATTTCATATTTTCCACCTTACTGACATTCCAACTCTCTAATGTTCCATCGAAATTACTGCACCCACGAAACATGCCATACATATTGGTAACCTGTTCTAAATGAGGACCACCCCAGGAACTCAAATTTTGATTGAATTCACGGCACTCCCAAAACATGCGACACATATTGGTAACCTGTCCTAAATGAGGACCCCAGGAACTCAAATCTTGATTGAATTTTTTGCATCCAGAAAACATTGAAGACATATTGGTAACGACGTCCAAACGTCCATCGCCCCAGTTGTTCAATGGAGCGTTGAAATCCACCATTCCTCAAACAATCCCGACAAATCCGTAATTTCTGCGAATTGTATATCGTTTATATCATTGTGCTTGTTTTGCCGATACAGTTCCCATATTCTATCCCTAAGAATTTCTCTGTCTGTAATCTGTTCTGGAGAAGAAAGTTGTGTAATCGGTTTTGGAGAAGAAAGTCGTGTTCTTATAGTCGAGGACGAGGACGACCCACCACGTTTTGAATTATTTCGTCGTTTTGAATTATTTCGTCTACGACGTCTCGTTTTCGGCATTATATATAGAATAGTACAAGGATTTATTTCAAACATGATTCTTCTTCAATAGTAAACTCAATAGGTTGTTCATATTTATTGTTTCCTACATGAAAGGCAATACCGTTGTTACCATTGAATGTTTCAATCTGGTTTTCTTCCGGAATCCAAGGCAATGTAGTGATATTCGTATGATAC